CTGGTGTAGAGATGCGGGTAGCCCTCGTAGAGATCGAGCTGAGACAGATCGGACACCTGGACGACTTCCCCCACAATCGCGGCACCGGCGTCCGGGTGGGTCGTGACCTTGGTGTCAATCAGGCCGGGGAAGCTGCCGAGGTGCAGCATCTCGTAGTGGCCGTAGAGCACGCCACGGCCGACGGGCGTCAGACTGAACCGGTCGACCGCCTGCGGGTACAAGCTCGGCCGGAGCGTGCCGTAGGCGAACACGTTGATGGCCCCACCGGGCGGGTCGCGTGGCACGATCAGCGTCGGGTTGCAGCCCGCATGGGGATCGGTCAGGGACCGGCCCTGCTGGCGGCGTTCTTCGGGGCGAGGTTTCATCGAAGCTCCTCCAAGAGGTCGTCCAGACGGCCAAACGCCTGATCGCCAAAGTACAGGCCCGCAGCCGTCCAGAGCATGTGATACGGATAGGTTGAGTGCCACGCGATCCAGAGGCAGTTGACGCATAGATACGTCCACAGGCTTAAGGCCCAGCCGAGATAGATCGTCCGGATCACTGGCCCAGCTCCTTCAAGATGTCCGAGAAGAATTTCTGGCCGAGTGCGACGGAATTGCAGACCTCGTGGCCGCAGTCTTCCATGGTCAGGGACCAGCCGGCCCCCATCGCCATGTTCACGCCGGCGATCCCCTCGACGCTCCGCTGCCGCCAGAGGCTGTCCTTGCGGCCGATGATCAACAGGCCGGGGACGGCTCTGGCTTCCTCGCTGGCCAGATGGGTGTAGTAGATCCCGCCCTTGTTGACCACGAAGCCGGCCACGTTAAGGCGCGTCTGGACGCCATCACGCCGGTCACCTGCTAACACGTAATGGCCGGACGAGGCCCAACACGTCAGCTCGTAGGCGAACTGCCCGCCAGCGGAGAAGCCCCACACCAGCAGTGGCGGAATCTTGTCGTACGTCTTCGCCAAGAACAACGTCAGATCCACCGCTGCCTGACTGCCGGGGCCGCGCAGATCGCAGTACGCCTCGGCCATGGACGGCTGGTCGTCGGCGAAGTAGCAGCCGACCAGCGCACAGTTGTGCGCGCGGGCGAACTTGACCCACGTCGGGTCGTGGATCATGCCGCGGCCGTCGCTGTTGGACCCCGGGACGAGGACAATCACGGCCGTGGCACGGCCACCCAGCATTTCCTGCGGGGACGGGTAGAGGGCAAACTTGGCAATCACTTGGAGTCCTTTGTCGTCGAGGAGGACGGGAGCGCGGCCACGTGCAATCGTTCGATTAAGCCACACGTTTTACACCACTCGCCTTGCGTGCTGAGTAGGAATGGGTGATCCAGTGTCTGCGGCCTCGCGGCTCCACGCACCGCCGCCTCAAGTTCGTGTTTCAGGAGCGCAAGGTCAATCGCGCATGACTGGATACCAGCCGCGCCAGCATCGTGAATGCCAACTTCACGGATTCGATACGCCTGCTGGCCCTTCCACTTGTCGTAGAGCGCTCCCATCTTCTCAATCAGCATCCGCAGGTCGGTCGGCGGCTCGGTGGTTTCACATGACGGCCAGCAGCGGTTAGTGAATGGGCCACCCACAGGGACAGCCTTGTTACAGAGCCAGCACGGCGTCTCATGGTAACGATCTACATGGGTCGGCGGCTCGGCCTGGGGGAGAGAGGCTTTCAAGGCGAGATACCGCGCATCGGCACGGAGCAACGCCTCGCCCAGCTCTTTGACGCGGGCGCTCAGGAACGTGCAGTCGTCTGTTGGCTGGCTCACGGCTTCTCCACCTTCAGGGCCGCCGGATCAGTCTGCGCCAGCTCGACGACGGCCGCGTCCACGGCCTCGTGGATGTTTACGGCCCGCAGCTCGGGCGGTGGCAGGGCACAGCAATCGGCCTCGGTCGCTTGCGGATGCCGGTTCAAACTCTGCGCCCATGTGAACTTCTTGTCATGCCCGCTGGCATGCGGCCCGGTGTGGCCCTTGGTCAGCACACAGCTCGCGGTCATGAAGGTCGCGCCACACAGCTCGACCGCCGCCACCGGCAGCAGGCCGCGCGTGTGTCGCACCTGAATGCCGAACAGCGAGCAGGTGTCGGCGATACACTTGAAGAAGTCATTCCCGGTGGGGACCATCGCGGCCTGACATGCGGCACACGGCCGCGTCGGGTCGGCCACCACACGGACGCCGGCGTACCGGCAGCCTCCGGTCAGGCAGATCTCCTGCTGGTTGAAACTCTGCAGGGGTTTCTGACAGCTCGCGCAGAGGTCCACCTTGGGCTGGGCCGGTATACGACCAGCCGCCAACTTGCCGTCCAAGTCCACCTTCGGCTCAACGGCCTTGGCGCAGTCCACGAAATGGCAGAACCCACCGGTGTCCAATGGACTGCCACACTCGTTGCAGGGATCCGGCGGCCAGACCACCCGCTCGCCGCGGCGTGTACAGGCGGTGGTACTGCATTCCCAGTAGTTCGCCTGCTGACCGATCTGGTCCAAGGTGAAGCCACACTTGCGGCAGACCGGCACGGTGTCGGCCTCGGTCGTGGGCGCAACGGCTGCACCGGACCCCTCGATGATTCGGCCCCGCTTGCGGCCCTTGAGGTAGTACCGGACCGGGGCCACCGTCCCGTCGGTGATCATCTCGCCGAACTCGCGCAGAGTGGCCATCCAGAGGGGCAGATCGCTCAGGCCCTTGATCAGGCCGTGGGCGTCGGCCAGCTGACCGGTGAAGTAGCAGAGCAAGCTGAAGATCCGGTCGCGCTCGTCGGCTGCGCCTTGCTTGCGAGCCTTAGCCACCCAGCCTTTGACGACCGACCCGGGGTCGATATCGAAGCAGCGGATCTCGCGCAGCCCTTCGTCCAGCGTCAGCTCGCCGTCCTTCTTCAGGATCGCGTGCTGGTGGGCCGACAACGGCTGGCCCAAGGCGACCAACAGGCCGTCGTAGTTGTAGACCCCGTCAAGGGCTTCCAGCCACGTGTCGGAGGCCTCACGGTCGTCGATGGGTGGCGTGTCGGCATCGCCGCCGACCATCGGCCAGCAGTTGATCAGGGCGTAGACTCTCATCGGGACGATCCCTCGGCGACGGTGTCGGCCTCGGCGTGGCGCTCCATGTTCTTCATGGTCTTCCTGGTATAGCGGAGCGTCCGCAGCAGGTAGCAGTCCGGGTGCGCGCACAAACTGTGCGTACTGTAGTCATGGCCGCTGATGCCCAGCCGCTTGCCGCCCTGCGTCAGGTTGTTGTGATTGTCCTCGACGGCCTGTTCGGCCAGCTGGATCAGCCGGTCCATGTCGGCCTCGGCCTGTTCGAGGATGGGATTGCCTTGGGTCGCCATCTAGGGACGCCCCCGGGGATCGGTCTCGTCTGCGTGCAGGCTCGCCCAGACCAGCAGATCAAACGGGATCCACATTGTCAGGCGGTAGAACAGAAAGTTGGCCAGATGGCGACGCATTATTCCCACTTCCCCGGCTTGAGCAGGTACCGCAGCGTGACGGCCTCGGGCGGGCCGTAGACCCCGGCGGCCTTGGCTTTCTCGACGCCCTCGCGATAGGCCTCGAAGACCGCGGGCATGTTCATGGCGTCTTCCTTGGACTGGCCGATGAACGTGAAGGTGACGATGATGGTCATGATTTGCGCGTCCGTAGCGCCTTCGTATGGGCCTTCAACTCGACACCGAGACGTCCGATCTGATAGACGGCATCGTACGGGTCTGTGCTGTTCTCGTAGACCGGTTCGACGTCCGGGACCGGCGCGTCGTCCTTCCACACGTGGTGGATACCCCCCTCGACTTCGCGCAGGCGCAATTCCTTCACCGCGAAACGCCGCAGATGTGCGATCACCTTGGGGATGTCCTTCTTCGGGATGCGCGGCTTTTCACCGTGTGCTTTGCCCGAGAAGTAGAATCCCGACGCGCCGTCGAAGCCGTCACCAATGTAACAGCGCAGCGTCGTCCCGTTGGAGAGCGTCAGCTTGGTCATCTGGGGACGCCCTACTTGACCCGCGTGACGCCCGAGATCACCATCTGCTTGGCCGACAGCGACATGGTCGCGCCGGTGGTCCAGTTGCCGTTGGCGTCGTTGACCAAGCCCTTGCGCTTCTGACGGCTGCAGGCGAGGCGGAACAGCTTCTTCTTGGTGTGAGCGGTCATCTGGGGACTACCTCTTGTGGACGTCAATCAGGAAACGCACTACGGCGACAAACGCCAGCGATGCCAATGACAATGCCACCACAGTCAAGTGGTGCTGCACAATCGTGAACTGTTCAAGCGTCACTTGACCGTCTCCGGGAACAGGTCGGTGTAGGCGAAACAGTGGCCCTGGCCGCGGCAGATCGCGACGCCGCGCCAGTCGCCGGTGAAATAGACTTTCGTTGCGCAGTCCATGACGGCCGGGCCGCGTTCGGGCCGGTCGCACACGAACAGGAGGTCGCGGGATCCTTGGCCGCTGACCGTTCGGCTGAGCAGCGCGACCACGATCAGGCCCATGAGGATCATAGCGAAGAATACATCCCAGCGGAAGCGCACAGGGGCCGGACCACATGTGCAACTGTCGCACTCGTTGGCCCGGCACCACGCGCACATGTTCGCTCCGCGCCGTGGCCAGCTCATGGCGTCCCGGTGGTCCCGGTGGTGGCGCTCTCGAACAGAAAGGCGTTGAAGAACCGCCACTGGAAGCTCCCCAGCTTGACGAAAATGACCGACGGGCTGATCTCGTAGACAAAGTCCACCACGTAGGCCGTGCGCCGGTCGATCAGGGTGACTTGGTCGGCCAGATGCGGTTGCTGGCGAAGCCACTCGTTGATCTCGTCCTGTGGCCGCAGCCGCACACGCAGCCCCTTGGGGCACGTGTAGTCGAACTTGAGGTCAGTGCGCGTCGGGGCGTCCATGGCCATGGCTAGTCCATCTCGGTGTCCAGCGAGAGACGGTTGCCCGTCTTCAGCCGATCAATGAGCTGCTGAATGTCCGTCCGGCAGCGGTGCCGGAAGAACAGATCTTCCACATCCGCAGACGTGGCCGTTGCGATCGGCCAATAGGTACGCGTGGCGGAACCGATGCCTGTGTACGGTGACCACTGACACGTGACCTTGGTTGGCCTGGAACTGAACATCTCTCGGATGTCCTCGAACGTACCATCGGGCTTCAGGTAGTACCGCTGGTCGACACAGTTTGGGGTGATGAACAGCCGCTGTGTCGCATTGTCGACCCAGACGCGTTCGATCGTGCGTTCGCCTGTGCGTAACGTTCGCACCACATACACGCCTTGGCCGAGCTTCCACCAGAGCCATTTGAACATTGGGACGTCCTTGGGTTGTCCTTGGTCAGTACGCGGGGTTTCGACTTAGTGGCCCCAACGTGTCGCATGCTGTCCGCGTCTGGTGGTACTGCGCCAGTACAGGTGCCCCCCTGCAGGGTAGCTAAGCTAACGTCGATGGACAACGTGACGGCCCTTGAGTATGCCCCAGTGGTCGCCCGTTGACACGGCTCAGAGCACCCCGCTGTGCGACAAGTCTGGAGAACTAAACCGGTCGAAACCGGAGTTACTCCTGTCCACAACGACGCCTCTGTCCGCCATCCCGCACGGATCAGGCGGTGAGCGTCGGTTTGAGCCACGGCCATGACACCCGCGGTACCAGCGGACGATGTAAGTCGCCCTCCGGCCCGCTGTCGGGAATGGTGCGTGGCCCAGCCTGCGCCCCGCGTACTGAACTCTTGGGATCGACCTTGGGCCGACCCACTTCCCAGCCTGGCGTCTCATACGGACAGTGGAGACAGCCGAGGTACACACGTCGCGGCGCGAAATGGCGGATCAGCTCATGGCCACCGAGGCCACAGCGGATCATGCGCCACCACGCGGCGATTCTCATGCGATCTCCAGCTGCATTGCTGCAGGGACCGCGTCAAACTCGAACAGCTCGACGGCCTCGATCGTGCCGTCGCCGTGGCGGCACATGAGCCAGAAGCCATACTGGCCGCGGCGGATGTACAGGTGCGGCGCGCGGACCTCGGGCTTCGGCTGATACGACCCTCTGGTATCGGCCATCAGGGCGTCACCACAGCTGTCCCAGCGTCGGTCGTCGCAAAGAACATGTCGTGCGGGTCGCCGGGATAGCGCGTTTTGAGGATCAGAAACCGAGCTGTCCGGCCTGATCGCATCTGACACTCGACGACATCGCCGACCACAGGCTTGAGCGGCAAACAGCCGTACAACTCGCGTGTCGGGTAGTCCAGCCAGTCAATTGTGTTGCCCCAGCCTCTGTGCTCGGCCATCACAATGACACGGCCGGTTGGTGTGGGCCGCAGGCCAAACAACGCACGGACGTCCATCAGGGTGTCACCTTGTAGTAGCACACGGTGATCGGGACCACTCGCGTGCTGACCACGTAGCGCGCGCCCATGACGTAGCCGTAGTCGATCCATGGGGTCGGCACGGTTACACACTTGGGCGACGTGGCGCGACAGCCAGTGGACAACACAGCCAGCAGCAGCCACAGTCTCGACCGGCTCATGCGATCTCCATGCGGACGACGCCCAGCCGGAGGATCAGTTGGGTGTCATGCAAATTGCGCTGGTGAAACCCGGTCAGGATCGTGTGGCCGTGGATCTCGCCCACGACTCTGCTGAACCGCTCCTGGCGGCCGTCGGCGTAGAACAGGGTGACGGTGCGTGTCCTCATACGAGAATCAGTGTCCCGTCCGGGTGAAACTTCTTGAACTTGCGAATCGTGTCCTCAGTGCCGCCGGTGCGATCAGCGGACACAACCGCGATCAGCACATCGGCATCTTGGGCAATGAACGTGTTCCGCGCGAAGCCGGCCCCACGGCCCAAGCGATTCCACTCGGCGCGATGGATCTTGATAGGAACGCCCTCGGTCTGAGCAATGATCTCACAGAACCGATCGCCGCCTTTGGGACACCCGCCAGAGACGAGCGTGTCTCCCGGCTGATAGATCGTCTTGAAGGCGGCGTGCGTGTCGCCAAAATCATCGTCACTGTCCCGACGACGCGAGCCGACGATACCAACCACCTTTGCCATGTCAGACCACTCGGCCCTAGAGGGCCAGCCCGAAGTGGGTGAGCTGGCAGCCGAACAGGTCGTGGTTCGTCCGCATGTGATCGAACGCGATGATCTCCAGCTCGCGGTCCATCTCTGCGCCGACCTGGTAGCGGTCGAACATGCTGACCAGCTTGAGCATCTTGGACGTGTCGCCAGCCTGGCTGGCCGCGACGATGGCGCGCCAGAGCTGCGACTCAAACTCGTCCATGGGCGGATGCGTCAGCAGCTCGATGTCCATGCGGTCTTCGATCTTGGTCCAGCCGTGGCCGAGATCCTTACTCATTTCATGTCCCTCAGAAAAATGACGATCAGCAGCGGACCACCGATCCACATGATGGCCACCGCGGCGAACGCCTTGGCGACCAACAAATCGGACGTCCCCTCGCAGCCGTGTTCGATGATGTCGCCGATGCCCAGCAGCGTACCGCAGAACACCCACACGAACAGAATCCAGATCATCGGTCGTCCCTCATCATGGTGGCGGTCATGGTGGACAGATCCAACCACGCCGTGACCCAGCCGCGGAGGATCAGATCCTTCCACTCTGAGCCGAGATACTTCGCCTGGCGCGTCTCGCGGTCAGCCATTGGGCTGGGCCGCCTGGTTGGCCGTCGCCTTGGGTTCAAGGCACACCCAGCGGCCGTAGATGTAACTCATGGCCTTCTTGTGACAGGCGCAGAGTGGCGCGGCCTTGGGGCGAACCCTTGGACAGTGTGAGGCTGTCAAGTGGTCGCCTGCGGCCATCGACGCGCCACAGTCTGTACAGAGGTCAGCAGTCCTAGCTGACATGCGGCAATGACTCCAATAAGTAGGCCACTTGGTCAAGGCCCTTGGCCACGGCCGTGAAGATCACTGAACGGACACGCTTGTCTCGCATGGCCGCGTCCATCGCGTCCGTCCTGGCCAGCTCCGCCAGTACACTGACCACGGCGTGCGTAGACCACTCAGTGCGCAGCTTGTCCAGCTGGGCTTCCAGCTCCGGGTAGTCGGTGACGGCCACTAGACGATTACCCACATGATAAACAAGTGACCGACTCCGATAGTAAAGATACGGTCAGTGGAGCGACCGTAACACCAGTAGCTGCCGTTTCCTTTGCGAATAGAGACGGTCACTGGCTCAGCCTCATGCTGAAGATGAACGCGGCCTTGTTCTCGCCGGTCCTGGCGTAGTGATCCTTGGCCGCTGCTTGTTCCTTGACGAACAGCCAGTAGCAGTCCGGACAGCCATCCGTAGCGGTCAGCTTGGGGATCTGTCTGGTCTGGATGACCTCGACCAGCTCATTACCGTCGGGGATTAACTCAACATCCTCGATCTTCTTGAACCCGATACAGACCGTAATCCTGTTGAGATCAGGGATACGGGTTGGAACGTCGCATCGACCGCAGTTACGTGTGACCGTGTTGCCGTGGATGTTGTAGATGGGATTGTACTGGACCAGCTCAACCTGGGCGGTCTTAACAGTAGTCTCTACCACTCTACACATACACGGGTTGGAAAAGCACACTTGACAGCAACGGTCAGGACGGCCAACCCATGAGGCTTTCACCATGTCTGCCACAGGTGTGAGTACGCCTAGTATGTATCTCAAGGCGACGACCTGGGCCATGACGGGGTTGGAATGGGCCATCTATCCGACCACCACACAGATCACAGTGTAGATAGCCACGGTCAGCACCACGGCGACCACTGAGCTATATACCTGATGTTTGATGTCATTCGTCATACGTTCTTGGGAACCAACCAACCCACAACTAAGCGACCGTGTATCGGTCAAGCTAATAGTGTGAGTCATAAGAATTTAGTCTCTCTTATAACAACCGTCTTTAGCGTTCTATATACCCAAACTTGAGAGCGGCACATCACCGACCGTTGCAGTCTGTTTCGACCTTGCCCCAAACACCCCCTAGAACGGCTCAGGATGCACTAGGAACGCCGTTCGCAACCGTTTGGCCCCTTGGGGCCGTCCGGGGCAAAAGGCCGTTTCCAGCCCCTTGCCCCGGTTGCCTCATGCGTCTACTCCGCGTTCAACGCGGGGTCCGTGAGCCGTTCGAGATCCGCCTCGTTCAGTCCGGCGGCGGCATCGACCGGATCGACGACCGGAGCGGCGGCAGGCCGGGCCGGTTCGACGGCCCACTTGCCGGGGACGACAAGTTCGTACTTGCCGTCGAACTCCTTCCCGGCGCGACGCGCCGATGTGAACGCGTCGAGGATGGCGTCCTGCAGGGCTTCGACCTGTTCGACTCCAGCTTTCGCCTGCCGTGTCGTTTCGGGCGTGTCGTTGCCGTCTTCGTCCTTCGTGCCGGGGACGCGGACGGGGCGACCGGCCAGTGCGCCGTACTGCGGCAGGCCGACGGAGAGAACGCCCTTGGGCCGTCCCCGCGAGCCGTCCCCCTGCCAGATCGTGAAAGACAGCGCGATGTCAGGCATCAGCGGCGAAACGTGATGGACGCTGACACGGGCGATCAACCCCTCGGGGGGCTGGTTGCCTTTGGCCGTGGCCTGCGGTTTGAAGAATTGCGCGATCATGGTGTGATACTCCCGCTTGACGGCCTAACAGGAACGTCCATGGATGTTGCCCCAGATCCGCCCAAGGGTGTGGCCTACAGGCCAAGGGTGTAAGGGGGTGCTGGGTGCCGCTTCGACTGGGCTTTGATTAGTCGCCGGTAGACGTGCCGGAGCAAAGGATTCCCGTCTAGGATGCTTCCATGAACGGCCCTAGTAGGCCGTCAAGCAATGCGTTCAGGTTGAACGCTATTTGGGTAAGCCGTGGCGTATGGCGGTATTGCCTACTGTCCCAGCTCTTACCCGTCCGGTTGTCAACCCGTCCGCTTGCCTAGCTCGCCGGTCATGCCGGTTCGCCGTGGTGCTGCAGTCGAAGGGGCCGTGCGCCGAACTTGGCTGCAGGTGCCGTGCCGGGGTGCCGCCTGGGTGCAAGCCCTGTGTTTTCAACGACTTAGCTTTGGCATGGCCCTTGCAGACCATGTCCTGGAATCGGACAGCCTGTGTGCCGAAACGGACAACCCCTGGAGCTGCAACGACTTGCGGTGTCCGATTGTCGGACAGCCCGTGGAACACGGCATGGCACGAGTCTTGCAAATGCCGGTTTGGTATGGCGCGATTCGTGCATTAGCAATTTCCGTGCCGGCCTGGGGCCTGCAAGATGTATGCCGGATCGAGCTGTCCTGCAAGACCCATGCCAGCCCCAGGGGGCGAAGGATTGTCGAAGGGGGTCGAGGGGGCGTGGTCGACGTGGATCGGCTTGTCACACCTGTGAAAAAATTTGAAAAAATCAAAGCGGTCTGCCCAAGGTGGGTCGCAGGCCGGGTCAGCCCCGGGTCGCCCCTACGGTCGGACCCCGGGTCAGGCCGGGTCATTGAGGAAAACCCCCGGGTCGCGCCAAAACACCAGCCCCGAGGGGCCTGAAAGCCCTCGGCTGGGGTGGGTCAGCTACTCTCTTATAGGGCGGTTGACCCACCCTTGAGCAAAACCACACCTAACCCATGCCCAGCCAACGACTTAGCCCCGGGTCAGCAGGTGGGTCACTTCGTGGGTCACGTAAAAATTACACACTGACCCGTCGTGACCCCAACTCGCCCCTTGACATCCAGCTCAAAGGCGCGTAATCTCAATCCGACGGCCCCAGGTTGCCCCCGGACTCCGGTCCCGGTGCCCCCTCCACACCGCCAAGCCGCGCGGCAGTTCCCCCCTTCCTCCCGCGCGCCAGTCTGGGGCCGTCATCTTGGGTCAACCCAACAGTTGAGGGGGTCGATGTCCACGTCCAAGGCCTACCGCAAGCCCGCCACCGTTCAAATTCAAGCCCGCTTCACCGGCAATCTCCAGTGGATCTGCCCCCTGTGCGCCAACATGAACGCCGGCCGGAAGGAAAAGGTCGACTGGCGCGGCCCCACGGCCCAGTGTTCGCGCTGCGAAGGCCGATTCTCGGTCGGATTGGCCTTCAGAGACGCGATCAGCCCCTTTGGACCCTTGGACGGGTGGTACTCGACCACGATCTGCGGCTGGACGGCCAATGTGATCGACCACTTGCCCCCCGGACGACCGATGACAGGCCGCTTGGCCGGCACGATCTGGTGGATTTGTCTTTGCCGGATCCTCCACAAGTCGGTCGTGGACTGGCAGACGGGCCAGATCGCTTGCAAAACCTGCAAAACCTGCTACAATGTCGGTGTGGTGCTCTACAAAGCCCTCCGCGGACGTCATCCCAGCCGGCGAACACCCCTCGATTGGACGTTGCCTGTCTGGGACGTCCATGATCCAGACCATGCCCAAGATTAAAGTTCCGGCAGTCACTAATTCCCGCCTGTGCTACCAGACTCCGGGGTTGGTATCACGTCATCCCAACCCGATGGTCCACTGTACGCGTCCCAAGGGGCACGATGGCCCCCACTCATGGCAGCGGTAGGCCATGTTTGAGTTCATCCAGAAGGCCGCCCTTGTCAAACTCGCCCTCCGGTACGTCCGATCCCACGAGCGACTCTCCGACGCCGTCTGTGATCTCCGAGACCACTACTGCGGACAGCGCTCTGTCGCCCTCAACCGAGGCGATGACGTCGACATTGCCGGTATCGAAGTCAGTTATGCCAGTGACGCCGACACCTTTGACCGCGAGGTCGCCAAAGAAGCCAAGGTCGGGCGCTTTGGTCGGGGCAACAAAGGCCCTTGGGAAGTTTGAGCAGGCGGTCGGGGGTAGGCAACAGCTCGCCGCCCGTGTCGCCAGTAACACCCTGACCCTCGAACAAGAGGCGTTCGTCGCGTTGCTGCTGGATCCGGGCCGGATCAGCGACACAGTCCTGACCTTGGCGGCCGACGCTGGGATCACCCCCGAGGACGTCCTCAAACTGTACCAGAAGGGGGCCATGGCCGAGGCCGCCGCGATCGCCACGTCCCAGATCGCCGACGCGTTGCCGACCGTGACCCGCGAGATCCTCGCCAATGCCGTCGAGACCCGCCAGCAGTGCGTGTGCCTCAAGGCGGGTCAGCCGAATGCGGCCTGCAAACGGTGCTTGGGGACAGGCATTTGGGTGAAGGACGCGAAGGTCGAGCAGCAGAAGATGGTCTGGGAGCAGGCCGGCCTCCTCAAAAAGTCGGGGGGCATCAACATTCAGCAGAACACAGCGGTCGGCGTGGTCTCCGGCGGGTCGTTCATGGACAAGTTCGTCCGATCCACCGACGCTGTCGCCTACGACGTCAGTCCAGCAGATATCAAAGAGGGTGAGGTCAGCAATGGGTAGTTTCTTCAAAGGTCTCGGACACTTCTTCGCCAAGGTCGCGGTACTGGCCGCCAAGGGGGCTGTTGCCGCCAGCGAACATCCCGAAGTCGTCGGCCAAGTGGTGACCATCGCCCAGCAGGCGGGTGTGCCCCAGTCTGTGGTCGACAAGGTCAATGCCGGCGTCGCCATCAACAACCAGATCGTCGGCGATGTCAAACAGGTGGCGGCTATTGTGGTTGCGGCCAAGACCCCGCCAGCCCCGGGGACCACGAACTAGTGGCCAAAAAGGTGGATCCGGCTGTTTTGGCTCGGATGGTCGAACTCCGCGACAAACATGGACTGACCAAGGCAGTAATCGCGATCAGACTTGGCCTTAGCCTGCGTACGGTCAACTTCTACCTCAACCCGATCCCCGCCCGGTCGACCCCATGTACGATCCCGGCATCACAGCCATCCGTCTAGGCAAGATGGCGGACGAGATCCGCCGCCGGACGAACCCCGGATTCGAGTTCCGGGACGTGTCCTTAGACGAATCGGCCTACTTCGTTGAGCGGCTGGACGGGATCTGGGACAAAGAGCAGGAACTCCAGCTCCGCCCCTTCGATCGGGACGAGCAGCTGTTCATCGAGCACGAATTGGCCCGGTCCAAGGTCGATTACCGCTACTGGGCACTGAGGTACGCGTGGATCAAGACCAAAGCCCAAGAAAAGGTCCGGATTTCTTTCTGGGAATCGCAGGAGTTGCTCCTCAAGGCCATCGCCAAGGAGGAGCGGAAGAGTCTGTCTGGGCAGACCGGCGACGGGATCCTGCTAGCCTTGCTCAAGGCCCGCCAACTGGGAGCCTCTACGGTCTGCGAGACCATTATCCCGCATCGGGTCTTTTTCTACGCCAATACCTCGGCAATGATCGCGGCCAACGTGGACGAACAGTCGGCCTACCTCTTTGACATGATGGAACGCATCTACGACAACATGCCGTGGTGGATGCGACCCCACCGGAAGTACCTCGTCAAAGATAAGCAGATGTACTTCGACGAACTGGACAACCTGATTCTGGCCAACAGCTCGAAGAACCTCCAAGGCTCGGGGTCGTCCTCGGGCGAACGCGGCTCGATGGGCACGGGCAAGACCCTCCCTTTGTTCCACGGGTCCGAGCTGTCCACGTGGGAGAATGCCGGCCAGATTGATGACGCCCTGATGCCGGCCATCCCCGAACACCCGAGGACCTTCGCCGTGTTCGAGTCGTCCGCCAAGGGCTGTATCGGCTGGTGGCCCGATACGTGGGAAGACGCCAAGGCCGGGAACAACCGCCTGACCCCTGTGTTCATCCCGTGGTATAGCGAACCGTCGACCTACACCAAGCCGGCCCCGTTGGACTGGGAACCCTCCGACATTGCTTTGGCTCACGCGGCCAAGGTCGAACAGACCAGCCCCCGATGGACCGGCCGAACGGTCCACTTGTCCAAGGACCAGCTATTCTGGTGGGAACGGAAGCGGGCGTCCTACGCGGCTCGGAATGAACTCTACAAGTTCTTCACGGAGTACTGCGCCGACGACGTCGAGGCCTTCCAGTCCACGACCAACAGCATCATCCCCGCGGACTTCCTCAACCAGCTGTACAACCAGAGCCGGCCCCACGCGGCGGTCATCGACATCGTGAACAAAACGACCGGCGGCGCTGGGAGGATCCACCGTGGCGCTGTCTAAGGCGGTGCTCGACCAGTTGGCCCGACCCGGCCTCGGGATGAAGGTCGTCGAGATCGACACGGCCTACGACTATGACTGGTGGAACGGCCGGTTGATTCTCTGGGATGCGCCCGAACGTGGGGCGACCTACTCGATTGGCGTCGACGTGGCCGAGGGCGTTGGCAAGGATCGGTCCGTCATTGAGGTGGTCCGGGTAGGTGATCTCAAGCGCCCCGACGAGCAGGTGGCCGAGTTCGCCTCGGACTACCACGACCCGATCGACTTGGCCCCGGTCGTGGCCGAGCTGGGCCGATTCTATAGCGGCCCCGACGGCATGGAGGCCATCGCCATTGTGGAGGCCAACGGGTTGGGCGACGGTGTCATTCTGGCCCTGAACACGCATCTGGAGTACGGCAACCTGTTCCAATGGAAGGTCTACGACCGGACGACCCATTTGGAGACCAACCGCTTGGGCTGGTGGACCAACCGGACGACTCGTCCTAAGCTCATTGCCCGGGGGCAACATGCCATCATGAAGGGGGATTTAGTGATGAATAGCCCCTTCCTCTTTAATGAGTGGAAAACCTTTCAGCGAGACCACTCGCTGGCCCGTGCCGCGGCCATGTACAACCGCCACGACGACCGGGTGATGGCCATCCTCATGGCCCACTGGGCCGCCCACGACAACGAGTGGATCGCGGGCGAGGACATCGCCGAACAGCGCCGGCGGTTGACATCCGCAACCCAGTTGATGCACACTAAGGCTGCAGCCGACGAGACCCGGCCGTCCACGACCCGGGTGGACTACCAGAACCGGGCCATCAGCTGGAAGCAAATGCAAGCCGAGTCCGACGACGACCTCTTCGGCGGGACTTGGTAAAGGACACGAGACACCCATGAAAGTCACGTTGACCATCCCTGACGCCCTGTACGAGACCTACGAGGCCCGCGGTGGCGATGCCGAGATGGTCAAGACCCTCACCCGGTTCGCCGAGGTCCCCTCGACCGAACGCTGCCTGACCGTCTGGGGTGCGGACCGCTTGGCCCTTGAAGCGGTGATGCAAACCACGGTCGAGACCCCTAAGCGGCTGCTGGACTTCCTCCGCAACTGCGGGTCGGTCAAGATTGGGGCCATCGAACGGATCTTCAGCCCCTCGGAGCTGATCCGGATCGGCGATCAGGCCAAGTTCCACGGATGGACCCCCGAGGCCTTCATGAAGTACACGGCCGATCAGGCGCTGGACTACATCTTCGACCGGATCTAACATGAGCCGTGTTGGTGACATCTTGGCCGACCCCTGCATGCGCCTTGGCATTAATTGCCACGCCTGTGGGCTGTTTCGGCTGATTCCTGAGGACCTCAAGGTGGGCGAGTCCTTCTACTTGGTCCCGTGTCCAAAGTGCCACTCGGTGCCGCTCTCCCTTCGTCTGACTGACGACGGTGTCCAAGAGGTGATCCACTAATGTTTGCCAGATTTTGCGACACACTGAACACGCCTGGGGGCCACATTATTGCGCTGTTCGTCTGCATCATCATTGGTGCGGTCATGGCGAAGTTTGGCGTCCAGATGCGTGAAGGCCTGCTCCACGACGCGTTCATTGCGCTACTGGCCATCCTTGCCCCACGGGCAGCAGCCGCCGTTCTGACCCCTCCGGGAGCGAACCTTGCCGCTTAGAGACTTCACCTGTAACGCCTGCGGACGCGCCCAAGAACGCTTCTACCAGCAGGTCAACACGTACATAGCCGCGACCAATCGCGCGATCGTGGCCGACGAGCAGACCGATCCGACGTACCCTCCTTGTGAGTCGTGTGGCGGGACCTTGACTGTGCTCCCCCTCGCTCAACCAAGTCGACGGTACGTTGGGTCGGTCTTCCCCTTCACCACGAACCACGTCGATCCCGACGGCAAGCCCATGACCATCGAAAACATGGGGCATCTCCGGGCCGTCGAGAAACAGTACGGGGTTGTTCTCTCGGCCTTCAGTCAGCGATCCGTGAACGACATGACCCCCATTAAGGACCTGCCTCGGTACCGCGGCCAAGATGACGACTTCAAACACGACCGTCGGCGATAAGGAGCATGTGGCTTCCGCTTACCACCGTCGGACTTCTTTTCATGTTCACATTGCGACGTCATCGTCGCGTTAGGCCCTAACCCATGGCGATGGACGCACTTCCCCTGCCCGAGACGACCTCGGCGTACGAACATGCCATGCTTCAGTGGCTGGACGGCGCGGTGATTGACGGCGAAGCGATCCTCAAGTCCGATCCCATGTACGAGGACATGGAGCGGTGCATCCAGTACGTTATGGGCGATCAGCTGGACCCGAAACGCTCGCCCATGCTGTCGTCCATCACGGACAACCGGACCAAGCACATTGTTCTACAGTCCATCGCCGCCCTGACGGATATCCATCCCCTCTTCGGTTTCAAGACCTTCAACAACCAGTTTCAGCAGCAGAACGAGGTCCTCTGGAAGCTGACGCAGGCGTGGTGGGTCAACAACTTCTGTGACGTCCAGCTGGCCGACGTCCTGCGCTACTCGGCCGTCCCAGGGACCGGCTACTGTGAAGTCCAGTGGATGCCCGATGCGTGGAACGGCATTGGCGACGTCAAGCTGATCCCCCGCGACCCACGAGACGTCTTGCCCTATAAGCCGACCATGACCCATTCCATTCAGGACTGGGAAGGGGTCATTGTCCGCTCGGCCAAAACCATCAATGAACTGCAAGCGCGGTTCCCAGAGAAGGCCCATCTGATTCGGCCGGACCGGGATCAGTCCATGTTCAACCGGACATGGAGCCGGGCACGCCGGCTGATGTCGGCGTTGGTGACACCAGCCCCTGTGGACACCCTCACGGCCGCGCCACAGAACGCCGTCAAGCGCGTCCCGACAGTCGATCTGTTCAACTGCTGGATCAAAGACCGCCGCTTTCACATCGGGTCTGAAGCTATCATCATGGGCGAGCCGGGAACCAACTGGTCGTACAAGGTGTACCCCGTGAACATGGTCGGCAAGGAAGCCCCTGAGGATGGCCACATCATCGACAAGTCCGAGTGCCGACTGTATCCGCGTGGCCGTCTGATTATTTCCACCCGGACTGCAGTTCTCTGGGACGGCCCTAACCCCTACTGGCATGGGATGTTCCCCATTGCCAAACTGACCCTTGACCCGTGGCCGTGGGGCCTGCTGGGGGCCAGCCTCGTCCGCGACCTCATGCCCCTGCAGGACACGGTCAACGAGCTGATCAACGGCACGCTGGATGCCTGCCGAAAGGCCCTGCGGCCGGGTGTGATTGCCGATCGCCGGGCGGTGCCGGAGTCCCAGTGGCAGTCGATCGACACCCGGATGCCTGGCCTGAAGGCCAAGATCAACGCCCAGTTGGGAAAGGGTCTGGAGTTCACGGAAGCCCCGCAGCTGCCGTCCTACGTCTTTGACATGCTCAAGATGGCCGTGTCCGAGATGGACTACCACGCGGACGTAGCCAATCTCAACGCCCTGACCCAGCTGAATCAGGCCCCCGGGGCCGACTCGGTCGAACGGCTCCAAGAGGCGTTATCGCCGGTACTGCGCCTCAAAGGTCGTCTCATGGAAGTATTCCTCCGTGAGGTTGGCGAAATGGTGAAGTGCAACTTCTTTCAGTTCTACAACATGAGCCGCCGCATCTCGATCTTGGGCGAGGCCGGGCTGGACTTCGCCGACTTCGACTTCGACCCGGGCAACATGATTCCGTCCATGTCCGAGGGCGACGAGGGCTACGACCCCAAGTACGACAACCGCTTGGAGAAGTCGAACCGCGCCCAGCACCACATGAAACAGTTCACGTTCCAGATCACGCCGAACAGCCTGCTGGCCATCAGCCAGATTAGCCGGAAGCTGACTTACATGCAGCTGTGGCAGGGTGGCCTCATGGACCCGTGGACCCTGTTCGAGGTGCTGGAGATTCCCAACGGTGGCGCGCCTCCCGGCGATGCCACAACCATCACGGACCGCTTGATCCTTGCCCAGTCTATCGGACTGGTCGGGGCGGTCTCCGCCCAAGGTCGGAAGGCCACGAATGACCAGCCGCCCAAGCAGCAACAGAAGGGCGACGGCCGTGTAGTGACGTCCACCTCCTAACCCTTGACGGCTGCATGGGACAAGCCCGACACTTGCAGTTAGCAGCGACGTGCCCGCCCAATATGAAGCCATCAGGGACAGCTTACCCAAGTCCCTCTCGTTAAAAGAGCGCAAGACCCGCGCGGCCAAGATTTACGTGGCCAAGGGTCGAGGCGGCAATCGGTCCAGCCGTGCGCGTTCCCTTTCGTCAGGTCGCTAACTATGCCGAAGCCGTCTGACCCCATCGCGCCGCTGCCGAAGAACCTTGACGACAAGGATGTCCTCAAGCGGGCAATCGACAAGCGCAACAAGAAGATCCCGCTGACGAGGGTCGCCGCGACGCGTCAGCCCAAGGCCCGCAATTACGCTGGCCGTTCGACAGGACGCTAATATGGCCAGCAAACCCGACATCAAGACCCCGTACAAGGACCGCATCGGGCCGCACTGCGTCGGCGAAAAGTCCGGCAAGAAGTAGGACGTCCCAGATGCACAAGGATATTGCCGCGGCCGGCAAGCTCCCCTTTCCGGCGGACGTCACGGTCAAGACCAAGGACAAGCGGTCGGGCCTGAAGAAAAAGCTCAAGATTCGTCCGGTCACGGATCGTCCGGCCGGCAGAAAGTTCGGACGCTAATATGGCAGGTGCAGGCGACATGATGGGCGGAGCCGGCGGACAGCCGCCGCTTCCCGCCAATGCAAGTCCTGCCTCCGGGCCGACCTTCGCCGGTCTGGCCGGAGGACAGCCGCAGGGCGGTCAGCCCGTGACGCCGGGAGCCTCGCAGACCTCGGGGGCGCTCGTCCGGCTGGCGATGGAAATCGATCAGGCGCTCAAACTTCTGGCTCAGGCGGCTCCGCAGCTGTCCGCATGGGTCGATCAGACGACACAGCAGCTGCGATCTCAGGTGGGCGTCGCAATCTCCTCTGGGATCCCCTCGTCCGCTACGCCCAACGGCACCGGGAATTTTCCCGGCGGTGGATCGAATCTAACTTAATTGCGCTCAAGGCGGACGTGATGGACTGGCCCCGTGGGATCCCCACCGGGAGGTGCGCACGTACCACTGGCTGAGGACCCCATGGCAAAGAAATCCGAGATTGATGCGTTTCTGGCCGAAGTACTCGACGCGATCCCCGAGGATCGTCGACAGGCCTTCGAGGACACCATCCGAATGGACGGCGTGAGCAAAGCCGTCCGCGAAAAGGTAATGGCGCGATCCGATTACTCGAAGCAGTCCGACGAGCTGGCGAAAGCCAAGCGCGACATGGAGGCCTACCTCCAGGGCGAATCCGAGAAAATCAAAGGCTGGTCCAACTGGTACGAAGGGGCCGTGAAAGAGGTCTCGATGACCAAGGAACAGCTGGATCAGTACAAGGCGACCTTCGGCGAACTGGACGGCTCGAAAGCCAAGCCGAAGTTCCTGACCAAAGAGGACGCCAAAGCCGAGTGGCAGGCGGAACTCAACCAGCGCGACGCCAACGCCATCAAGTTCGCGGACATTCTGCTCGACCTGAAGTTCGACTACCGCTCGGAATTTGGGAAGCGTCTCGATACGGACGCCCTGCTGGACTATGCCGGCAAGAACGGCCTCCCCCTGCAGGCGGCCTACGACCGCTTTACCGCCGAGGATCGCACGACCAAACAGGAGAAAGTGATGGAGGAACGCATCGCCAAGGCCAAGGAAGAAGGTGCCCGCGAGGCGTTGTCCAACCACAAACTCCCGTATCAGTCCGGGCCGCTGGAGCCGCACGTGCTGGATATCCAGAAGGACGTCCCGAAGACCCGCGTAGATCGCGTGGCTGCGGCGATTTCTGACTGGAACGGCGTGGAACACAAGAGTTTCTTCTAACAACTGCGGTTGAGGATCTCAACCCAGAGGAGTCTGACCCATGGCATTTTTGGACGAGCTGAATACGTCCACACGTCGCAAGATCGTTCCCGGCCTCGTTGACGAGGTTTTCAAGAACGACCCGACGCTGGCGTATCTCAAAAAGAACAACATCGAAACCTTCGATGGCGGCACGCTGATTCAGGAGAACTTCATCTACGCCCCGCTGGGCGGTGGCGCGTACGCCATCGGTGACACGTTCCCCATCACCATCTCGCAGGTGGAAACGGGCGCGAGCTTCATCCCGAAGCTGTACTACGTGCCGGTCTCCATCGCCAAGGAGCAGATCCAGATCTTCAACAAGGGTCCGCAGATGGTGTTCCGCCTGATCGATGGCCGTCTCCAGAACGCGGCGCTGACGATGTCGGCCCGGCTGGCGCTGGCCCTCTACCAGAACGGCCAGACGGCGGCCCGCGCGCTCCAGCTCAACGGCTTCGCCGAACAGCTGAACGATGGCACCACCGCGCAGTGGGACAGCAACACGTACACGACGTACGGTACGCTCTCCCGCAACGGCACGATTGGGGCGGCGCTGAACTCGCCCATGACCGGCCCGACGGCGAACGTCGCCGGCCCGATTACTTACAAGATCCTCGAAGAGGCGTACAACTCGGTCGTCATCGGCGACGAGCATCCGAACCTCATGGTGACGACGAACCTCGGGATGTCGTACATCAAGGAGAAGTTCCAGCCCCAGTGGCGTACGGAAACGCAGGATCCGAACATCGGCTTCAACGGCCTGAAGTTTAACGCCTCGATGGTCATCCAGTCGCAGTACGCGCCTGGCTCGGTGGTCTCGACGGTGGACAGCTCGCTGGGTGCCAACGCCGCGCTCTCGGGCGAAACCATCCACTACCTCAACACGAAGTACCTGCGCATGTACGTGACCAACGACCCGGAATTCGGCTTCGGATTCAGCGGCTTCAAGCCGGCGCAGGATTCGACGGTCGTGGCGGGCCAGTACTTCTTCTCGGGCAACGTGACGAACCAGGCTCCCCGCCTGATGCGCGTGTTGTTCGGTATCAACGGCTAAGGGAGAAGATACATGGCCAATACACTTTCCGCTCGGTTCTTCCCGGTTCAGGCAGTCCACCTCGGTGTCACCGGGGCCATTGCCACCTTCAATCAGTCGACGCTGCCGTTCGACATTCCGCAGGCAGCGGGATCGTCCAGCACGTTTGGCATCGGTGGCGGTCTCGGGGCCGTCATCGAGGACAGCGGTAAGGTCTACCGGCTGGTGAAGAAGCACAAGGTCACGGCCTCGGTCACGACCAGTGCCGGCTTCGTGGCCTACTGGAACGACCGCGCCAACGCGGTGGTCGTCTCGGATCAGACCGACACGCAGGCGGCCGTCAACGCCGTGGCCGGAGCCTTCCTCGGTGCGGTCACGGACGAGAACTATTGCTTCATCCAGATCGGCGGTCTCCAGAGCATCGGCTCGAAGGACGCGACGTCCGCCGGCGACATGCTGTTCGGTTCGACCACGGACGGTCAGCTGGCGACGATCGCCGCGGGCAGCACCGTGACGAACATTCCGTTCGCCATTGCCTACGGGACGGCGTCAGCCAACCTTGTGCTGGCCAACTGGCTGTTCGGCAACCTGATCTAAGGAGAGCACATGGCAGCGACAATCACCCTCTCCGGCGATTGGCTGGAGTCGGTTGGCAGCAAGCGGGCCACCAACTTCAGCATCACTGGCGACAGTTCCTACCCTACCGGTGGGTATGCCGTCACCCCAGCCCAAGTCGGGCTGGGGGTCGTCGACTTCTGGGAATTTGGCAACGGCTCAGGCTACGTCCTTGAATACGTCGTAGCAACCGGCAAGGTCAAGTTCTACGTCGACGGCGGGAACCTTCCGAACGTCACCGTCACCGGCGGCCAGTCCGCTGGGCCGGCACTGCAGATTACGCCCGACAGCAATGCCGGCGTCCTCGGCAAAACCACAGCGACCACGCGGACGATCCCTGGCGCGACCTTTGGTCTTGTCGGTGTGCCGTCCAGTCTTGTCGAGGTCGCGGCCACGACCAACCTTAGTGCTGTCACTGTTCCGGGCCGGGCCACAGGCCGCTAACCCTTTGGACGAGATGGGGGCAACCCTATCTCGTCCGTTTCTTACAGGACTCCAATGAAGAAGTACCTTTATGGCCTGACCCTGGCAGTGGCGTTGGCGTTGGCCATCCCGTTTCCCAGCGTCAAGGCCCAGAATATCGGTGGTGGCGGTACCATCAACGGGAACACCATCACCACGGGCACCGGTACGCTGACCCTCGGCGCGGGCAAGACGCTGACGACCACGTCGTCCAGCACCATCGCCGGCGGTGACGGCAACACGCTGGCGATTGCCGCGAACAAGACGCTCACCGTGAGCAACAGCGGCACACTGCAGGGTGGCGACGCGTTTGTGCTGTCCATCGCGGCCGGCAAGACCTTCACGGTCAGCAATAGCATCACGTTGGCCGGCACGGACGGCACGACGATGACGGCTCCGGCGGTCAGTTCAGGCCTGTCGGCGACCATGGCGATTCCGGTGTCGAGCGCGTCGCTCGGTGGCTCGCCGGTGACGCTCACGGCCGCGCAGTGCGGCGGGGCGTTCAACTTGGACGCGGCCACCGGGGTGGTCTACATCCTGCCTTCGACGCTACCAGCCGCTGGCTGTACCTACGACTTCGTTGTCACGACGTCAGTCACCTCGAACTCGCATGAGATTGAAAGTGGCAACGCGGCGCACTTTTTGTCTGGTGTGCCGATCGAACTGTCGGCCACGGCGACGTCACGTGCGGACGTCTGCAACGGATCGACCCACATCGCGTACAAGACCAACGGCACGACCACCGGCGGTGTCATCGGCACGAAGCTGAGGGCCACGGTGCAGAGCGCCACGGCCATCTGGCTGGAAGGCATCAACTACGGGTCAGGATCACTGGCCACCGGCTGCTCGACCACGAACTAACCACGAGGCTCGGACAACATGGCCAATAACTTCCTTGAGATGTCAAGGTCGCTCAGGCTTTATTGTCCGAGCCTTGACATTTTTCTCGCTCAGCAGTTCATCCGGGACGCCTATCGGCAGATTTGTGACCGGAGGCCGTGGTCCGGGCTACGGGCCGAGAATCAGATCCTCTTCCAGAACCAGAAGACCACCGGCACGGTGACAGTCGTCAACAACTCGACCACCGTCACGGGCAGCGGGACGACGTTTGCGTCAACTGACGTCGGCCGTCAGTTCAAGGCCGGGGTGGGGTCACCTATCTACACCATCACCGCGGTTGACGTCGGCCTGCAGACCCTGACGACGGATTTAGCCATCGGGATTGCCTCGGCCTCGGGGCTGAGCTTTACGATCTTCGACGGCTACGTCACGATGCCGACGGACTTCAAGAAGTTGATTGTGGCGGTCGACCCGCAGACCGGTTACAAGCTCCGCCACTGGGTGACCCAAGACCAGCTGCTGCGGTGGGATCCGCAGCGCAACTTCTTCGGCCTGCCCTACGCGTTGGTCGACCGCCGGTACAATAGCTCTGGCGTGGTCCAGTACGAGGCATGGCCGTATTCGACGTCCCAGCGGGTGGTCAGCTATTTCTACACCAAGCAGGCGGCCGACCTCGTCAACGACACGGACACGCCCATCTGGCCGATCCGATCGGACGTCATCGTCAGCCGGGCCTTGGCGGATCTGTGTCGATGGCCGGGGGTCGCCGATCAGCCAAACCTCATGGCGTCCGGGCCAAACGCCGAATACAACCGCCGGTCCTACCTCGCCGAGTTCGAGGATAAGATGGTCGACTTGGAACGCCAAGACGAAGAAATCTACATGACATGGCTGTCCGACACCGACTGGTACGGCTGGCCGTGGGCACCGCTCAGCGCGAACTTTTTACAAAGTCATGCTGTGTAGGGTTGACAAAACTTTGCAGGCGTGGTACGCTGTTTGGCATGACGTCCGAACACCTTGCTTATCTTGCAGGTTTAATTGACGGAGAGGGTACTATATCTCTGTCCGGCCCAAAAAAAGCAGATGGCACAACTGGTTATTTTGTAAGGCCTTTTGTACAATTTGCAAATACCAACGAGTTGCTGGTTCAGTGGATTAGGGATAACGTAGATGTACCGTTTGGTGAGTACTTCTACAACCGCCACCCCGATCGTCAGAAGCCTACATGGTTAGTTCACTGGAGGGGATTGGATGGGGTCAAGTTACTGAAGCAGGTTCTTCCGTACCTTGTCGGAAAACGTCTACAGGCAGAGATTGTCATTGACACGTGGGATGGTGAGGCTGGGTGGAACACAAACAAACGTGGCCGCTGGTGCAAAAAGAACCCTATGCCTCCAGAGGTTGCTGCCTGCAGACAAGATGCGTATAATCGAATCAGGGCACTGAACCGCAAAGGTCCAGTAGCCAAGGAGATCTAATCATGGCCAGTGTCATCAAAAACAGCCCGTTCAAGGACGCCATCGGCAAGTCGACCGTCCCCCAGCGCGGCTCCAGCAACAAGACCTACGACATGGAAAAGGGCATCAACCTGCCTCAGCGTGAGGGTGGCCTCCTGCCCGAGGTCTACCGCGACAACGTCGCCGGCGACCCGAAGCTCACTGGGCCGATCAAGCGCGGGGGCATGACGCCTGACGCCGTCAAGTAAGAGGTAGCCCATGTCCGCTGTCTACGAATACAGCTTCGGCACCGATCCGTCGACCCAGTTCAGGGGGGCACTAGCCCAGAACGCCGGCGTCGATCTGGACTTCCTTCTGCCGCCAACGCTGCAAGGCATCAACGGGACGGCGTGGGGGACGATCAAGTCCCTCACGATTGTCAGCATCCAGAACCTCGACTGGGAACTCTGGCTCTGGCAGTCCGCGACCCATTCGACCCTGACCGCAGCTGTCACGGCGGCCGGCTCCAACTGGATTGGTCGCTGGACGTTTGTGGCCGGCGACGCCGTTCAGAAGGCCGGCACGGGTGACTTCCAGTACTACATCGACGGGCTGGATATCCCCTACTTCGACGCCGACAAGGCTGGCAAGCTCCATCTGACGCTGCTCAACCGCAATGCCGTATCCAAGCTGGCGAACGATGCTGGCGCGGTGCAGGTCAAGGGCCGTATCGCGCAGCCGGTGTACTAAGGGCGAGGCCCATGATCATCCTGGTCAGGCACCCTCCGACCAAGCTGAACAAAGCCGGCAAAGTCCGCGGCCAGCTGGATCCGCCGGTGCCTCCGGAGGGGGTGCAGATTGCCAAGGATACGGCTCGCTACTTCAAGGGCATCGCGGTCGATCACATCTACACGGACAGCTCCAAGCGAACGCGGCTGATGGCCGACGAGATTGCCAAGGTGACCGGGGCCGACGTCACGACGACCACAGGGTTGGCCACGTGGAACCTCGGCGACTTTGCCGGCCAGCGGATCAAGGACGTGGCTCCCGCGGTCGAGTACTACATGATGAAGACCCCATCAAAGGCCGTCCCCGGAGGCGAGTCCTTTGAGGTCTTCGCCAAGCGGTTCATCGGGTTCCTGCTGCCGTTCTACCACTCGACCAAGACCATCGTGATGGTCACCCACGGCCGCCCCATCATGACGGCCAAAGCGTGGCAAGAAGCCGACGGGGACGACGCGCCGACAGATCTGGCCGGTGACGATTTGAGTCCAGAGCCGACCGGGGTCAACCCCGGCGGTGTTGCAATCATGGCCGCGAATCGGCCGTTTGAGGTTGTCCATGGTATCGGGAAAAAGGTCTAACTCCATGACGCGTTGGATCAAAGTTGTGGGTGCTGCCCTTGTGGTGGCAATGATCCTGAACATAGCGACATTCTCTCCTGTGTTCGCCCAGAGTGGCCCCTACTCGGCACAGATCCAAGCCGCACTGCGTTCCTTTGTGGTGAGTGCGCATACATGGACCGGTGCGCAGACGTGGACCGGTGCCCAGACATTCAAAAACGACGCGTACTGGTTCACATTCCGGGCCGGGTCCACTAACAACCTCCTTGGCCAGCAGGGCAACAATTCTCAAGGTGACGGCTACGGACAGATTCTGTACGGTTGGGATCAGTCCGCGACCCCCACACAAGCGGCGATGACGCTCGGGGCGTTCTCAAACATCCAGACCACGTGGCCTGCGATGTTGTTTTACGCAGAGAAGACCAGCTTCGCTACCGTTGCCGGCGGTGATCAAGCCTTCTGGTTTTGCAACACCGCGTCTGGGGTGTGTGACGCGAAACTCTTGGCCATCACCGGGAACGGCGCATGGACCCATTCCGTATTTCGTGTCAGCGACATCACACACGGCGTTGAGGCCACGGATGTTGTTGGGGATGCGCTCGTCAGCGGTGTGCCTGTCGCAACAGCGGGCGTAACCGTACAGCGGTCGCCCATGCTGACGCTGGACGGGTCCGCGTGGAACAGCAGCGGTGCGGCGGCTGAGACTGACCGGTGGGCACTCCAGAATGTCCCCGTCACAGTCGCCGGGACCACTACCTCGTCGCTGCTGTTCCGAGACACCATCAACAGTGCGTCCTCGTGGACGACGCAAATGACATTGACCTCTGGAGGGGTTCTGTCAGGTCCGACCTATCAGTCCAACGGCTCGGGCATGGCCGTTGCGAACGTCGGCGCGAACTCGTGCGGGACCACCGCCGCGACTATTGCCGGAAATAACAATGCCTTTGTGATTACCGTGGGAGCCACATCCGGATCGCAGTGCCGGGTGGCGTTTACCGTCGCCGCGCCCACTGAATATGATTGCTCCGCCAATGACAGCACGACCACGGTGGCGGTGCGGACGACGCCTGTGGATACGACCCACACCGACCTGATTGGATCGTTCACGGCTGGAGACAAAGTCACGGGGATCTGTTTTCCGCGGTAATCTGCTGTGCCGACGTATAATCTCCCGTTCGCATGGGATAACCAATTCGGTGGCATTCCACCCGGTGATCAAGGCCGGACTAGTGGCTTGTGGGCTGCGACGTTTTTCGACTATGGACGTGCCGTCTTTGCCGCTGGCGATGGGCAGGTCTGTTCGGCACAATCGTCGCAGGTGGTGCAGCCACGCCTCCGATTTGCCCCGAACGCCGCCAACATGGCTGAGTTGGCGCTCTTAGTGGCCGGTGGTACGATTCTCTCGGTGACCGCTGTGGCGCAGCATCGCCGGAATCCGATTACGGTCGCTGACACGGCACCAGTACCGGTAAGAGCGACTGCCGAGCGGCCGTCGAACACCAACCTGACGACGCTGTGGGATATCTCCTTGGCCAGTCAAGTGTTCGTGACGCAGCAGGGGCCGGAGATGCTCACCGAACCGGGTGGCGGTCTCTGGACGCCCGATCTGTTGCAGGCGACAGAGTTCAGCTTGGAGATGCAAGCCGTTCCCTCGGGACATCCCTACATCAACCAGTACTTTGTCGATTGGTACTACCTGTTAGTCACCTATGCCACAGCCTGTCTGCCGTTTCCCACACCGGCAGGTGGCGGGCAAGCCTGTACCGACACGACGACCCCTGTGACGGTCCCTGCCGGCTACGGGTATCAAGCCTAAGAGGATCTCATGCACTGGATCAAACGACTGGTTATTACCGCGGCGCTGGTCATCGGGATCGGCTATATCCCGTTGGGCGCGCAGGGCACGCTCAGCAATCAGGTCCTGCAACTGCTGACCCGCGTGGGAGGCAATAGCTGGACGACCACGAACACCTTCGCCGACCTGCGGGTGACGAACTCGGCCATCCCGTCGATCACAACCTATCGCATCTATGCGGACACGTCGGGCAACCTCTACTTCAACGGCGGCCTGATCGCCGGCGCGGGCGGCGGCGTCACACCGCACAACCTGCTGTCCACGACGCACCCGGATACGCTCACGGGCAGTCCGGTCCGTGGATCCGTCATTGTCGCCAACTCGACACCTAAGTGGGCTGCCCTGACCGTCGGGGCGAATCACACCGTGTTTGTCTCCAACGGCACCGACGCCGCGTGGGGCACCGACGGTTCCGGGCTGACCAGCCTGACGGCTGCCAACCTGACAGGCACGCTCCCAGCCATTAGTGGTGTCAACCTGACCAATTTGAACGCGTCCAACTTGGCCTCAGGCACCGTGCCGCTGGCCCAGCTGGCGAACATTGCCAACGCGCAGATCTCGGCCTCGGCCGCCATTGCCTACTCGAAGTTGGCTCTGAGCAACAGTATTGTCAACGCGGACATCGCTGGTGGGGCCGGCATTACATATGCCAAGTTGAGTCTGACTGGATCAGTGGTGACCGGTGATCTGGCCGCGGCCACGCTGTTGTTCAACCGGTGGGCGCAGAACGGAGCCTCGGCGAACCAAGTTCCCATGTGGAACGGCGCGGCGTGGGCTGCGACGACCATTACCCAGTCCATGGTCACCGGGGCTGGGACGGTCACATCCGTGGCTCTGTCGGTACCGGCGTTTCTGTCGGTGTCTGGCAGTCCAGTGACGACCTCCGGCACGCTGGCGGTGACCGCAGCCAATCAGACGGCCAACACGATCTTCGCTGGTCCAACAAGCGGCGGTGCGGTGGCACCGGCCTTCCGCGCGCTGGTCAACGCCGACTTCCCGACCTCGGGTGTGACGGCCGGTACCTACCCTTTGGTCACGGTTAACGCCCAGGGCATTGTGACGGCCGGCTCGTCGAGTTTTGCCTCTGGGACGATTGTCGCAGACACCCCGTGGCTGTTCACCCAGACATGGAACAATGCGGGTGTCGCCTTCACGGCGCTGAAGGTCAACGTCACCAACACGAACTCGTCCGCCGGCGCACTGCTGGAAGACCTCCAGATCGCTGGGGTCTCCAAGTTCAGTGTCGACAAGAATGGCGCGGGCACCTTGGCCGCCGGCCTGTCCGCGACTACAGGTGCGTTCAGTAGCACCGTCTCCATGACCGCCCTGACGGCTACGACCGGAGCCTTTAGCAGCACGGTCAGCATGACGGCGCTGACCGCGACCTCTGGGACATTCTCCGGCCTACTCTCAGCCAACCTCGGTCTGACCGTAGCCGCCGGTCAGACCGCGGCCGTCACCGATCTGGACAAGCTGACGGTTGGCGGCAACATCATCCCGAACACGCGTGTCATTTACTGCGAAGGCCTCGATGCGAACACCCTGAGCGGGGATTGCAACTTCATCCTCGACCGGGCATACCAAGTGACGTCCATCAAGATTAACCAGACAGCCCAAGGCGCTGGGGGCTGCGTCATTGACGTCGAGAAGCTCACGGGCACGACGGCCCCCGGGGCCGGCACCGTGCTGGGCACCGGCAGTTACGACTGCAATGCCACGGCCAACAACACCGTCACGACCTATACCCTGACCGGAACGACCGCGACCCTCCAATTCGCGGCAGGCAACCGCATTGCCGTCAAAATGGGCGGCACCCTGACCGGCCTGCGCGGCGGATCGGTCATGATTCAGGTCAAGTCCATCTAGGCCCCGAAACGGCCTCTGTGGTAGAATAGGGCCGGAGGTTCTATGCGTGTTGTGAAACTGTACATCCTGCCGGCCGTGGTTTGCATCGTCCTGACCGTCGGCTTCTGGTTTGGGTTCAACAAGATCCGCGCGGCCCATGCCGAGTCCGTGGCCAAGGACCAGCTCCTTGGGGCCGTCGTGCAGGTCATCAACTACAACATCCAACAGGGCAAGCTGGTCGTTCCACCGCCGGAGCCGCCCAAGAAGTAACCTGTGGCCTTTGCTCAAGTCACGCTCGCCACGCTCCAAGCCGAACTGAAGGTCAAGTGGGACAACGTCCCCTTTTGGTCTGACGAGGAGGCACGCACGGCCCTGAACGAGGGCCTGCACATGTGGAACTCGATCACGGGGTATTGGCGGCAACGGACCACGGTCGACGCACCCCCCGGGGACAACTACGTTCCCATCCCCGGGGTCTTGGCCTACAAGAGCCGATTTCAGCTCCCAGACGGCACCGTGGTCGCCCCATCGAGCCTGATCGGGCTGGACTGTGGCCGGCCCAGTTGGGAAGGCGAAACGACCACGACCACGGGATGTCCGTCGACGGTCAAGATGTGGGCACCCGTGTCCATCGATCTGGTCGTCATCTGGCCGGCCTCCACACCGGGCGTCACGCTGACCATTGACGGCATGGCGCAGACCCCGGTGCTGGTCAACCCGGGGGACTTCGTCGACCTTGGCCAAGAGGAACACAACCAGCTGCTGGGCTACGCGCTCCACGCGGCGGCCTTCAAACTCGGGGGCGAGATCTTCGAGTCGACCATGCCCCTGTACAAGTCGTGGATCACGGCCGCCGGCGAGCGCAACGCGCAGTTCAAGGCCTCCAGCTTGTATCGGCGTGTGCTGAATATTGACGAGGGCCGTGAGGCGCTGCCGCTGCGGGCCGGCCCTCGGGCCACGCCGGGACAGCGTCTCTAATGGCCTACACGGATCAAGCCCTGATGTCCGAGATCCAAGCGGCCCTCTTGGAGCCGACGATCGACGGGGGTGTCACGTGGACCTCCACCATGTGGACGCAAGCTGAGGTCCTGCAGTACATCAACCAGCGGCAGGACCGCTTCTTGAAGGAATCCCAGTTGTTGATCAGTTGGGCACAAATTGCCGTTACCGCGGCACAGCTACGGCCGGCCCTGCCGGTTGACTGGGTGGCGACTGTCCGGGCCAGCTGGTTGGGGTCAGGCTCGACCTACGTGAACCTGCCCAGGGCCGACAGTTGGTCCGCGGACAATGGTTTACCCCTTTGGGCCACGGCGACAGCTACACGGCCAACGGTCTACATGGACAGCGAGACACCCACGTTGGCGCTCCAGTTGGCTCCTGCACCCACCGGCCCGGGCACAATCAGCTTGTACTACGTGAGCCTCGGCAACACCTTGGACGGCTCGGGCGAGATCTTCAACACACCGGACGAGTTCATTCCATACCTGAAGTACGGGGTCATCGCCGACATGTTGACCAAGCTCGGCCGGCTGGCGGACGTCCCCCGAGCCGCCTACTGCGAGATGCGCTTTGAAGAAGGCGTCGAACTGGCCCGTAGTTGGGTCAGCGGCGCGTGGTAACATATGCCCTCTGAATCCCCTAGCGCCAACGCCACGCCGTTTGATACGGTCATTTTGCGTCTTGGTCAAGACGGCCTGAACATCAAGAAGTCACTGGACGTCCTGAGCCTGACCGAAGCCTCGCGGCTGGTGAACGTCGTGCCCGTGTTGGGCGGCCAGTTGTTCACGCGGCCGGGGCAGACCAGTTTGGCCACCGCGGCGGGCACCCACCACTCGATGGCGCGGCTCAACGATCCACAGGCCGCCACCTTCACGCGCCTGTTCGGCGTGGGGACAACCCTCCAACGTGGCCAGTCAGGGGCGTTGAACAACATCGACACCGGTTACTCGGGCAATCCCCTGACCATGATCCCGTTTCGGCCACCGCTCTCTGGCCAGAGCTACATGTACATCGCCGACAGCTTGCGGATGTCCAAGGTCAACCGGACCGACGCGCGTCTGCCCATCGGCCTGCCGAAACCGACGACTCCTACGACGTCCATCTACGACACGTACCTGACGATGATCGCGTCCTGCTCGGCCAGCGACGGGACCAACGCCGCCGCGTGGACCATGACTGCCGGCGAGGACACGTCGACGCCACCTGTGGCCGCCGATCCTCCGACAGCATCGGACGATCCCTCCGGACTGGCCGTCGTGTTCACGACGCACCCCGGAGCCGCGGCCACCGGCTACTCGTCCATCATGAGTCTGCCCAAGGCCGTGAATCTGAGCCTCTTGGCCGGCGGCACGGTCACGGCGACGGACGACGACGAACTCCATCTGCGCTTGTGGGCCAACGATCCCGGCCAGATCGCCGAGATTCGCCTCTATCTGGTCTGCACGTCGGTGTTCACCGCAGGAACCATCCCCGGCACGGACATTGCCAAGAACACCGACGCGTTCGTTAAGGCCTTCCGGCCGAATGACTTCCAAGGGTTCGTGAGCCTTGCCGGCAATACGGCTATCGACGTCAACGACTTGGTCCGGACGAACCAGCTGATCGACGAGTTCGCCACGGCCAACGCCGACGGATCGACTGCGCCGGGGCAGGACACAGGACCGTTCCCCTCACTGGCGATGAGCTTGGGTGCACAGGCCCGCTCGACCTATGGCACCATCGGCCTGCCCTGCCGACGCTCAGACTTCACCCGCATTGGCGCGGACGAGACCCTCGACTGGAACACGGTCTCTGGCATCATCATCACGATCCAGATGACGGACAAAGTGTCGACCGATGTCCAGTTCCAGCAGATCTACCTGACAGGCGGCGCGGGGATCGACTCCGCCGAGCCGGGGGACAGCCCGTTCGACTACCGGGCCACCAACTACGATCCGCGGACGGGGGCCGAGTCGAATCCCTCGGATGTGCAGGCCGATGCGGCCAAGCTCGACTCAAACCGGCAGCCAATCCTTGTCCAAGTGGCCGCCTACGGTGATCCGGCCATCCGCCAGCGGGTCTACCGTCGTGGCGGCACGCTGACCAACGACTGGTTCTTTTGCGGGGCGAACACCTCAGACGGCGGTGACTTCATCGACGGCATTGACCTGACGGTCAGTCCGGCCATTGCCAAGAACACGGACGCGACCATCGAAGCCGCTGGAGCCGTCGAGATCGACAATGACCAGCCAGTGACAACCGTCGACGCCTCGGGCAACGCCGTCTACAACCAGCCGCTGCGGACCATCTGGGGACCCGTCTCGGCCATGGTGCTCGGCTGTGGCGACCCTTATCGGCCCGGAGCCGTCTACTGGTGTAAGCCCGGCGTCCCGGACAGCTGGCCCTCGGCCAACTGGGTGGAGGTCTGTGCGCCCAGCGAGGAGCTGATGAATGGGGCCGTGTTTGGCGGCCAAGCGTTTGTCTTCAGCCGGGAGCGCGGCTACCTGCTCTCGACCAATCTCGCCGGTGTCGCCAACGGGTTTGTCGCCACGCCCACGGACTGTGTGCCCGGCATGGCCAGCTACTGGGGCCTGTGCGTCGGCCCGGACGGCGTCTACTACGTCGCCAAAGATGGTGTCCGTGCGACCAAGGGGGGCGAGTCCGTGATCGTCTCGGACCAGCTGCGCCCGCTGTTCAACGGGCAGGCCAAGAACGGCCTGAACCCCATTGACTTCACGCAGCCGTCGGCGATCCGGCTGGCGGCCTTCAATAACGACGTCTGGTTTATCTACAAGGACACGGCCGGCACCCTGATTTGTCAGGTCTACTCGACCATCTACCACTACTGGCGGCAGGTGAGCTTCGCCAATCTGCCGTCGTGTGTCTACGCGGACCTGACCCAAGGTGACGCCGGCCTCCAGCTCCTGATCGGATCAGCCAGTGCAACCTACACGCACAGTGGTCAGTCCGACAACGGCACGGCCATTGCCTGTCAAGTGCGGACCGGGGCGATGGACTTTGGCTACACCCGAGGCAACACCGAGTTCGGCGACATCATCGTGGATGCCGACATGCAGAACACGACGTTGACGCTGACCGCCTTCTTGAACAACGAGACCATCACCGACGGCTCGCAGAGTGTCGTCGGGCTGGCTGGCCGCAAACGCTTCATTTTTGACGCCTTCGGCACGTCCACAGACGGTCCCCAGCAGGGACGCAACATCTCCATTGACTTGGCGTGGTCCGGATCGGCCGCGATCAGCCCAGTCATTGAGCTGGTCGGCATCAGCATCATTCCACAGCCCAACGTGACTATGAACCGCGTGACGGCATGGGACACCCCCGGCGAGGCCGAGACCTACCTGACGGGTGTCTGGATCGACTGCAACACCGGCAGTGCCAGCCGCTTGGTCCACATCGAGTACGATCTCAACGGCGTGATCAGCGAACCCACCGGGTCGCCCTTCACGATCAACCCGACGGGCGTCACCGGCCGTCACAAGTGGTGGCTCAGCTGGCCCGTGGTTAAAGCCAACATGGTCCGGCTGCGGCCCGAAGGCACCTGTGCCCCGTGGGAGCTGTACAACTACCGCTGGATCGCCCAAGCCGAGCCGCCGCGGATCACCCGCTGGGACTCCAACTACGAGAACAAGCAGAACGCCTACTACACCGGGCTGAACATCGAGTGCGACACCTTCGGCTTGGCCAAGACCATCGAGATCTATGTCGACCAAGCGTTGGTCTCGACGCAGACGGTCACGACCTCTGGCCGCCAGCTGGTGCAGCTGACGCTGCAGCCGCCGGGCCGCGGATCGGTGTTTCGCTTCAGGGCCACCGATGACAACCCCGGTCTGCTCTACAGCTGGACGTGGATGTCCGATCCCGAGCCGGGTCTGCAGACCAACTGGAATCAGAACTACACCATTGGGGGCACCCTCTCGGACAAGTGGATCAAAGGGGCGCTGCTGGAATGCGACACCTTTGGGGCCAACAAGACGGTCACCTTCGAGGTCGACGGCGTCGTGGTCAACACGACGACCGTCAACACGACCGGTCGGAAGGTCGTGGAGGTGAGCTTTGCTCAGTCTCTCGGCCGCGTCCTTCGCATGATCCCGACCGACAGCAATCCAGGCCGGCTCTACTCCATGGAGTGGATCTTCGACGAGGAACCGCTGGCTCTGTCCCGGTGGGAGACCCAAGAGCTGGATCTGGAAACGCCCGGCTGGAAGATCTGTCCCGCCGCGTGGGTCACGATCAAGTCCAATGCGACGGTCACATTGACGACTTCGGTCTACGGCCAGAACGGCACGCTGTTGACGACGTTGGTCAACACCATTCCGTCCACCGGCGGGGCCAAGCAGAAGGTCTATGTCCCCTTCTCGGCGAACAAGGGCACGCTCTATAAGTTCGTCTGGACGGCGGCCTCGGCCTTCTGGCTCTACCGGGAGGAGTCGCTGCTCTACGTCCGCGAGTGGGGTGCGGACAAGACGAAGCTCCTGCAGCCTTTCGGCAATGACGACATGACGCCCAGAGGCATGCACCACTCCGGCCTAATGGCCGCCCGCAGCGGCGGCGGGTCGGCCGTCCTCTAAGGACACCCTATGGCGACACCCTCGATCACAACCCAACAGGCGAACCAGTATGCGTTCCTGAGCAAGATCAAGGATCCGCATGTGCGTCAATTGTTCAAGCTGATTCTCGACCAGACCGGCAACCTGAACAACCAAGCCCCGAACATCGGCCAAGTGACTCAGCCGCTGGCCACCCACATGGACGCCAACGGGAACAAGGTGCAGAATCTGGCCGACCCCGTGGACAAACAGGACGCGGTCACCAAAGCCTACCTCGACAAGCAGATCGCCCAGCTGACCGCGGCCTTCGCCCAGCCCAAGCCCTAGACCCCTGCACGCCGTGTCTGCTAAGCTCGGGCCATGACGGTACGCTTCCTGCCTCGGGACGAATGGACCAAACTGGCCGGCACTCCGTGGGCGGACCTCCAACCGGCCGAGATGGGCCAACTGCTGGTCGTGGAAGACGGGGACGGCCAGATCATCGGCACATGGGCCGTAGTCGCCCTGCCCCATCTTGAAGGCTTTTGGGTCCACCCGGATCATCAGGGCAAGGCCGCCGTCGTCAAGTTGCTGCTCTCGACTATGTTCGGGCATCTCGGGGCCGCTGGTGTCACCTCCGTCCTGACTCATGCACCGGCCGCCCACGTCGACGCATTCTTGGTCCGCCTGGGCGGGACACCTATCCCCGGCCGGGCCTTTACCTTGCCCATTCCTCAGAAGGCGTAACATGCCGGTTGCTCCGTTTGCTCCAGTCATTGCCTCTGGCATTGGCGCACTCTTCGGATCGCGTGACTCCGGGCCGAAGGCGGCCGGCGGGCAGAGTCTGTCCGCGGACCAGACAGCCTTAATGCAGTCCCAGACGCGCTCGGCCGATCAAGCGACGTCCCTCTCCAAGTACCTTCAGAAGCAGGCCCAGTACTCGGCTCCGGCCTTCGGCCGAGCCATGGGCTACTACAGCACCCTGCTCAACGGCAACCGCGGCGCGATGCAGCAAGCGGTCGCCCCGGAGGCCGCCGGGATCACGGACGCGGCCAAGGGCGCAACCATGAACCTCGAACGGCTGGGCGTGACCGGTGGGCAGAAGGTCCAAGCCCAAGCCGACTTGGCCCGGCAGACGGGTGGCCAGCTCGGGCAGCTCACGGTCGGCTTGCGTCCTCAGGCGGCGAACGCTCTTGGCAACATGGGCGCACAGGGCATGGGCTTCGCGGGACAGGCGCTCCAAGGCCTGACCGGCGCGGGCAGCATCTACGCCAACGCCCTCAAGCAGACCACGGACATCGCCAATACCCAGTACGACCGAAACAAGCAGACGGGCGCGAGCCTCGCCGGCCTGATCATGCCGACCCTGAACGCATGGGCGAGTTTCCGCAAGGGCGATCAAGTGAATAAAGGCGGGACCAACACCTCTGGTGGCTGGAACCCGGAGATGGGTTAATCATGCCGATTCCTGGACTCCTGTCAGGCCTTGAAGAAGGCCTCGCCGGAGAGGTCGCCAAGCAACGCACCGAGCAGCGTGCCCGCGAGGATCGCGAGTTTACGCAAAACCTGCAGATCCTGCAGCAGCTCCGGGACGACCCGCGGACGACGCCCGAGATGTACCAGCGTGTTCTGCAGGATACGCTCAAGGTGCATGCCGGCATGGGCGCGCAGCGCAAGCCGAAGTCAGGCATCAAAGGCTTCCTCGGCCAGACCGAGACGGGGCCGTACCACTCCGAAATCCTCGACCAGCTGGCCTCCGGGTCGATCCCGGTCTTCCAAGATCAGGCAGCCTTCGATCAGGCCCGCACGGGCACGTCCCAAGATCTCCGCACCCATCTGGCCCAGTCGGTCAGTGGTCAGCCCGGGGCGTCCCAAGGTGCGCCCGCGCCGGCCGTCGCACCGCCCCCCATGACGGCCCCACCGGACGGATCGATTCCGCCACTGGGCGATCAGACGTCCTACGTGTCGGCGTTCCACGCGAAGAATCCGGACACGCCGATCTCTGGGCAGGCCAACTCGGCGACGCCAGCAGTTGCTCCCGCGCCGCAGGGACCGGTCCCCAGTCCGCCCGGGACCGGACACATGGCCAGCGCCGCGTCAGGTGTCGCGTCTAGTCTGCAGGCCAATGGCCCTGTGCTGCCGACGCCACCGAACGCGGCCCAGATCATGGCACAGTCCAAGGGATCGCCGTCGGCGTTCTTCAACCCGGACCAGATGGCCCAGATGAAGGCCTCGGCCGACACCCAGTCCATCCCCTACCAAGCGAAGGCCGACTTCGACGCGTTGGTCGCGGCCGGTATGGATCCCCACATGGCGACTTTGGCCGTGGCGCGCAAGCTCACAGGCTTTCAAGGCGGCATGTCCTCGGGCGAAGGTCCGTGGTACGTCGGCCCCGATCAGAAGGCCTTCAAGTCGATCCTGCAGAAGGACAACTACGGGAACTTCCAGCACGTCCACCCGCAGACCGGCCAGGTGCTCGGCCCCGAGTACAACCAAGTCGACCCCTCGGCCAACCAGATTGTGGTCGACCGAAACGGGGTCGCGCGGGTCGTCAGCAAGGTGGGCGGGAACGCGTCGGCCCCGATCAGCGACACGACCGGCAATACCGACTTGGCCAAGCCGTATACGCCGCCACCGGCGTTCAGTGGGACGGCCACGATCCTCGGGGACAACAACCAGCCGGTCCCCGTCGGCATCCCCCGGCAGGGCGGCCCCGTTGTCCCCCTGACGGTCCGTCCCGGATCGACCAGTCAAGGCGTGCCTCCGCCGCCCGCACCGGGCCAGCGGCCCAACGCGGCCAACGCCACGGCTGTGCCGGCGACCAAGTACGAACCGCAGAAACCCATCGGCGAAGGCGCGGCGAATACCCTGACATCTGTCGGGGTCGTTGAAGCGACAGCCAAACGCGCCCTGGACGTCATCAACCAACTCGAACAACAGGGCACGGACATGTCCAGCCCCATTGGCCAGACCATCGACAAGTGGTTCTACAGCCACGGCTGGAAGCCCTCCGACCTCGAAGCCCAGCTGTTCCAGAATGTTGGCGCGAACGAAGCCAATGCTTTGAAGACCGTTATGGGTGGCCGACCGAACATGAAGCTGATCGACATCCTCCAGATGCACACGGCCCAGCCGGGGGACAGCCTTGAACTGCTCAAGGAGAAGCTCACGGGCCTACTTCGTATCTCGGATGACATGAAGAAGTCCGTGACCGCCGCGGACAGCACGTACCGGGCGCGGCCGTATCAGGGCGGGACAACCCCCGGACAGTCCGTCGCCCCGCCGCCCCCTCGGTGGTCGAACTCCGCAGGACGCTAACCCATGCCTGATCCGCAGGACCTGCAAGGGATGATTGACGGCTTTGGCATCGCGCCGGCCGACAAAGACCGCACGTGGAACGCCTACCATACGGCCACGGACAGCGGCAGCTTGCAAAAAAACATCGACGGCCTGCCACTGACCCCGGACCAGAAGACGGTCCTGTGGAACCACTGGCACGGATCGCACGCAGCTGGGGTCGATCCCTCGACGTACCGGCCGCCAGCCTCGGGCATCCTCCAGCGGGCGATCAACGTGGATACGCCGTTTGGCGACCTGTCCAGTGGGATCGACTGGATGAAGTCCAAGATCCCGGGCGTTGTCGGCGGCCTGAAGAAAGTTGGTAAGTCCGTCGTGGCCGGCGCACAAGATCCCCACACGAGCCTGCCTACGATTGGGGCCGTGGCCGGCGCGACCGTCGCCGGTCCCGAGTCCTTTGGCTTGGCTGCGCCCGCGGGGGCCGCCACCGGGGCCGCACTGGGCGAGGCCGCGGCCGACGTGTGGGATCTGGCCCGTGGCCGTCGGCCGAGTAACGTCGTATCCGGCGTAACCTCCGCCGGGGCCGGCGGTTTCGCGGGCGAGATGATTCCGATGGCTCCCCGCATGCGGCCGTTGCAGTCGGAGGCCGGCCAGGCGGTCGAGAAGCTCTACGGCAAAACCGCCATGCCGCATCAGATGACTGAGTCGTCCCTCTTGGACTTCCTGTACAACATCGCCGGTGGTATGACCGGCTCGCCGCGGATCGCGGCCCAGCACGAAGCCCAGCGAGGCGTCGAGGCGGCCGGGGTCCGTGAGATCGCCGGCAAGATTCATCCCAGTCTCGGCCTCCCGTCCGACTCGTCGGCCCAGCATGTCCGTGAGGTCGCGTCTCAGACGTTTCAGCGTGCGCAGAAGCCTGTCCAGAAGGCCTATGGCGACTGGCTCAAGAACTGGGGCGGCCGTGCAGAACAAACGCTGGATCCCATCACAGACGAGATGAAGGACGGTGTGACGGTCGCTGAGCTGCATAAGATGCGATCGGACGCCTTGGAACGCGGCCGGGACGCGCTCGCCGACGGTGACGCGAAGGGAGCCTACGAGGCCAACAAGATCGCGGATAACGCGTTGGGCCGGATCCAGAAGCTGGTCGGCCAAGCTGGGTCGTCGGCCTATGACCAGCTGGGATCGGCCTATCGGCAGGTCATGGAGAAGTACGACAACCCGCTGATGTCGAAGCTGCGGCGTGGCGTCCATCCCGAGCAGCTGGCCGACATGCTCCTCAACCCAGAGCAGAGCTTTCCCAAGATGGTGCCCCACGGCGCACGCGTCAGTCAGGCGATCCCCGAGATGATGGGCCGTGTAAAAGAGGCCCTGCCGCCGCAGAGCTGGCAGGAACTCCAAGCCGCGACCCTCCAGAAGCTCTACGAGAATTCCATCAAGCTGTCCTCGGGCAACGCCACGGTGGGTGAGCTGTCCGCGAAGACCATGAAGGACCAAATCTCGAAGATGGGCGAAGGCGCGTTTCAGACCCTGTTCGAGACCAGCGCCCAGCCGATCAAGGACTTCAGCGAGGCTGTGGCCGCGGCCCACCGCGTCCCGGGGCAGACGGGCAAATTCTTCATCGACCTGCGACAGGCGGCGGCCGTCAGCATGGTCGGCGGAGCCGTGGCCGGCACGGTCCTCCAGCAGGGTGGCGACAAGAAGGAAGCCAGCGAGGCCGGAGCCTTGGCCGCCGCCGGCACCTACATCATCGCCCCGTGGGCCTTGGCCCGCATCATGACCAACCCGAACCTCCGAGGCCTGCTGATCCGCGGCCTTGAAGAGTCCGACCCGACGATTAAACAGCAGATCGCCACCGGCCTGACCCGACTGGTCAGCCAGAATATGACCGCCAAGGCCGCCAACGCCGGCAAGACCCCCTCCGTCGATCCGACCCTATGGGGGAACAAACCCCAGATGGGTGATGTCCAGATTCCGCCTGCGCCGAGGACACGCTAATGACCGCCGCTGAGTTCGACATCATTGCCCACCTGGACGCCATGGAAGGCCGTATTCGTTTGGACATCCAAGAGGTCCGCACGGATGTCAAGAAGGTCTCCGAGGTGGCGGCCAACCACGAACCCCGCCTTGAGGCCGTCGAGAAGCAGACCAAGTGGATCTGGGGATCGGCCGGCTCGGGCTTCCTGACCATGATCGCAGTGTTTGCGAAGCATGTTCTGCTGGGAGGCAGCAGTGGCCGATAAACCCGCCAAGAAGGCCCCTGCGCGCGTCCCAGCGCCACCCACCGATCCCATGCAGGCCCTCGGCAAGGCCAGCTCCATCGGTGCGCCACAGGGCGCGTGGACGCCCTTGCTGACCCCTCAGGAACAACAGAGCTTCACGGGCCTCGTCCAGAAGCTGCTGGGGACGTCCAAGGTGGTCAGCGGCCCCAAGGGCCGCGTGCCCGAGTGGGCCTCGGCCAACCCGAGCGTTGGCGCGGCCATGGGTATGGCCGGGATCACGTCGCCCCTTGGCGAAGTCGGAGGCGCAGCTGCTGCTGGTCCCATCGCCAAGTTCCTCGGCTGGCAGCGCGGTATGCCGGAGAAGGGGATCCCGCACATGCCGCTGTACAACGTGGAAGCGCAAGGCCACCCGCTGGACCGGTCGACCGTCACCCCGGCCGCGCTGGAGAAGCACGGTATTCCTTACGCGCCTCCGCCACCTGCACCTTCGCAGTGGAGTGAAACCTATCACGACGCGCAAGGGATGCAAGTCCCGGGCAACTACTTTAACAAGTACGGTCAAGAGACCAGCAAGCCACTGCGCAGCGATCAAGACTGGGCACCTCCTGCCAAGTTTGGTGGCACGGGCAAACCCTAGACAACCCCTACAGGCTGTGGTACACTCGGCCTGTGACCCAACGCGACCTCGATCGACTGGCTGGCGTCCATCCTGACTTGGTGGCGAAGCTCGGCCAGTTGTTCGAGCAGTTCCCGCTGTTTGTGGTCTTCGGCCTGCGGACCGCTGGCCAACAGGCGGCGCTCTGGGCCAAGGGCCGGACCCTGCCCGGCACAATCGTCACCAACTGCGACGGCCTTCACACTAAATCCAATCATCAGGCCCATCCGGACGGTCTAGGACACGCTGCAGACATTGCGTTTCAAGGGGACGATCCCTTCGGGTCGACCCACCCGTGGGCGGCCATGGGCGCAGCCGCCAATGCCTTGGGCCTCGTCTGGGGCGGCGACTTCAAGCTGGTCGACCTCGATCACGTGGAGCTGCCCTAGTGCCTGACCTCTCCAAGGTGATCAGCGCGGTCTACTGCCCGGTGTGCGGGATGCAATACCCAACCAGTCCTGTGCGGCTGTTCTGTGTGACCTGTCCGCTGCAACACCTGACCGTCGTGTACACAACCATCTACCGCGGTGACTTAAATGGTTAGCCTCGACACGCATGAGTTAGCGTGGGCTGCAGGCTTCATGGATGGGGAAGGTCACTTCAACTTCTGGACAGGAAGACACCCGAACAGACCTCGCGCATATGGCGCACTTCGTGCCAGTGCTCACCAAGTTGATCGCTTCGTGCTCGATCGGTTGCAAGCTGCTGTCCAGCTTGGCCACATCAACGGACCGTACGAGAACAAAGGGCGCGGTACCAAACCCTTTTATCTGTGGACCGTAAACAATTTTGAGGACACTCAAGCGGCTATTGCCATGCTATGGAAGTGGTTGAGTCCTGTCAAAAGGGCACAAATCACTGCCGCGTGTTTGAAAGCTAAAGAGTACGCACAACGGCCTGCCCTGCCAAAGGGGCCAAAACCAAAGAGGAAACTCCATGATTCGACGCTTCATGTTCGTCCCTGATGTTCATTGGGGATACGAGACCGTCGGAGGTCACAAGAACACCCTTCACGATCCGAAGGCTGTCGACATCATGTTGCAGTTTGCTGAGGACTTCAAGCCTCACGACTTCATCTTTGGCGGCGACATCCTTGATTGCGGTCCCATCGCCAGACACCACAACAAAGGCAAGCCACGGAAGACAGAAGGGTTTAGACTCCTGCGCGATGCAGAAGAATGTCGTTCCAACGTCATTCAGCCTATTGAGAAGATCCTCCCCCGTGACGGTGTCAAGGTATATATCCAAGGCAATCACGAGTCGTGGATTGATGATCTACTCGACGAAGATCCGGCCCTTGAAGGCCTCGTTGATATTCGTCACTTGCTGAAACTAGACAAGTGGAAGATCGTTGATCAGGGGCGCGGCTACCAATATCACAAGTTGTACTTTGTCCATGGTGACACCATCAAAGGTGGTGAACACATGGCGAAGAATGCTGTGCTCAACTATGAACGCAACATACGTTTTGGACACTTCCATACGGCACAGCTTTTTACGAAGACGTCGCCACTGGATGCAGAGGTTGCTAAAACAGGAATGGCGGTCCCCTGCCTCTGCTCGAAGGACGTCGGCTACATGGAGCGCATCCCGAACAAGTGGGTGCAGGGCTTCGAGTACGGCTGGGTGGAAGAGGGCGGCGTGTTCAACGACCAGATCGCGGTGATTATTCGCGGCCGGGCGTTGATCGAGGGCAAGGTGTATGCCGGCTAACGTCGCCCCCGGCTACACCCTCTACGGCTGCGACGTCTGCCACAAGACCTTTGTCAAGTGCGACTGTGATCCCGTGCCGCCCGTCTGCTGTGGGCAGCCGATGAGGTCCAGTCGTGCTTGAGCTGGTCAAGGTGACATGGCTGGACGCCCACGGGATCAGCGGCACGGACGCGTTTGCCATCCATGAAATCCCGCATGCGGCCATCAAGATTGCGACCTATGGTCTGTTGCTCCGGCAGGACGAAGCGGGGATCACGGTGGCCGGCGAGGAGTGCGCCGACGGGACCTACCGGGCAGTCACGTTCATCCCGGCAGGTATGCTTGTGTCGGTCGAGCAGGTCGTCCCTACACCCCGTGGCCGTAGCCGGTCGTCTCCCGCTCATCGGCCGAGGACGACAGCCACTCCCACACTTCCTCCAAGTCCACCGCCCGCCCCAACAGATCACTGATCATCCGCTGGTACTGCGGCAAGGTCACGGCATCGGGGGCCGTGCCTGCGGCGATGGCGCTATCCACCTTTGCAACTTCTGCTTTGGTCACCATTCACCGCCGTTCCTGATCAGCTGCATCCACTGCATCCACGGGAAGCTGCAGACCAAGGCTAACTGGACGTCGTCATCGGTCCAGTCGGCCATGGGTGTATCGGTCAGTTTGAGCCGCTTGAGGTAGAGGTTCTTCTCAGAGCCGGCCTCTTCGGCAAAGGTGCGGAAGTCCTTAGCCATGCTGGACCGCCTTGCGCTTGGCCGAGGGCTTGGCTGGTTCGACGGCCTTGGCCATCTCCTCGTGGAGTTCGGCCGAGCCGTGGCTGATCACCTTGTTCTCGGGATCGACCTGACGCCGAAGCGCCGCGACCCGCGCAGCTGTCGACTCGGCCTCTTCCCTGACCCGGTTGTTGATCAGCTCCTTGTAGTCGGCCACCGCGTGTTCGGCCGCGAGCATGATCTTGGACAGGATCAGGTCGGCCGGCGTGGGGTCGACGTTGTGGATGTTGACCACCACTTCGGCGTAGCTGCCGTCGGCCACGTGAAAGGCCTTGCGGAGTTTAGCATGGGCGCTCATTAGTTGGCTCCTAACCGGTCGGCCACGACGATTTCCTTGGTGTCGCCACAGAGGGTGCAGACCAAGACGCGGTAGGACTTCTGGTCTGCGCCGGCCTTGTTGTAGACCTCGCTGGCGAAGGTGTAGTTGTGCGGGGAGCAGGGCATTAGCGTGTCTCCTTGAGTAGTTCGTGGATGTAGCCTTGGACGTTGAACAGGATCGCACAGGCGAGGTCGAGCTTCACTTTGGCCGAGTCCTCACGGTCGTGATGATCGACCAGCACGCCGGCCGTGACATGGCCGCGTTCCAGTGCCCAGAGGTCGATGACGTGGCGGACCATGGACTTCCGGTAGGACGCCAGCGGGATGCCCTTCTGCCAGTTATCACTGTCGCGGAGCGAGCCATCGGCTTGGACGCGGTGCTTGGTCATGTAGGTGCCGAAGGCCTCCAAGGCCGATGGGCTGAGGAACCCTTCGTAGTCGTTCTTGTTGGCCTCGGCTGAACGGGTCGCGCCTGTCCCGAACTGGCGGACCTTGGCGTCCTGCTGGGCCTTTTCGCCGTTGGGCTTCCAGTAGCAGTCGTAGCAGATGTGTGCGCCCGTGGCGTCCTGCCACGGCATGCGGTCCAGCGGGAAGGGCCGCTTGCAGTGCGAACAAACGGTCTGCAGGAAGTCGATGGTCTCGGTCGCTGGGGCGGGGCCTTGAGTGTTGGCTGTACTCTGGACGCCCTCTTGGCCCCTCCTCGCTTCGCTGCGGGGGGCTGGGTAGGGCGCAGGGCCACTTCCCCATTGTTTGACGTTCTTCTGCGCCTCGCCCGTTGTCAGCAGGCCGTCGATAGGCGCGTTGGTCCGCGGCGGATAGATAAGAGGTGGTTCGATCTTGGGCGCACCGCCGATGATGTTCGTGGACTTGCAGTTTGGGCAAATCTCAAAGGGGTCGTCCCAATTGCTGTAACACTCGCGGCAGCTCGGCATTAACGGATCTCCTTGAGGATGTCGAGGAACTGGGTGAGCGTATCCAAGCGGGTCGACCCGCTGACCTCGGCCCCGACGTTCCACGGCTGGGTGAGCATGAAGGTGCGGCAGCTGGGCTGCGTACAGACCACGTCTTGGACGTTCTCGATCTTGTCGTCGATGTACAGGTCGAGGTTCAAGGCCTTCGCGCACAGGCCTTTGGCCGAGCTGATCAGGACCGTAGCCTCGGGAAATCCTGCTCCACCGAGCCAGTCGAATGTCTGCATCTTCGGATTGACACCGACGCGCGACGTAATGAAGTAGATGTCGTGATCCTCTGACTCCAGTTCCTTGAGCCTGTGGACGACATCCATTGCACCGTCGTAGCAGTCAAGATTGTACCAGAAGCCGGGGTCTGTTTCGACAGCCTTCCACGCCTTGGAGAACTGCGCCTTGGTGTAACCGAACTGATCAACCGGATAGTTCCAGCAGGTGATCGGGGGCCGTGGCGTCCCGAAGCGGTCTTCACCGACAACCCTGACCATTAGGTCCATGAACGATTCATTGAACATGGCCAAAACCCCGTCTACGTCCACGCCGATTCGACTCATGGTGTTCTCCTTGGCTTGATTCCTATGTTAGCAGACCGCTGGCCTAAACTCAAGGCCGCAAAGCGGGCGGCGTAGCGGGCGTCCCAGTAGATGTTGTCCAAGGTGCCGCCCGTGTGGATCTCGATCTTGACCAGCTCGCCGACCCCTCGGGCCTTCTCGCGCCAGTAGGACGGGGGCCGCCGGTAGCGTTGGGGTTTGGCCATTAGTGGTTCATGGTGATGCACAAGGTCAGAACTGCAGCAGCAGCCCAATACCCGGCGTCCCACCAGCGACGCTCATAAGACCACCGAATCGCTGCGAAGACATATAGACCGATCAGCGCGTAGTTGAAGATCTTGGGGTCGAGCAGGAAGTGTTTAAGCATTAAGAAGTACCTTGGGGACAGCAATTTGTACTAACCCGCACTTTGCACACTCGCGGGTCTGGTACGGAATTTTCTTGTTGTCGGTGTTCAGTTCAGACCACCGCGGCCATTTGTGCCAACACATAGTTACTCCTTCACCGTCGACTGCGATCCCCAGCTGCGGCCGATCTTGGCCTCGGTGCCGACCACGACGTGGGTGCCCATGTTCCAGCTGGGATCGAGGGGCAGGCACTCAACTGGGCGTTCCATCTCGGTGCGCGTCACTTCGAGGAAGCGGTCGGCTTCGTTGACACGGAAGAGGCCTGTGATGTCATCATGGATGAACAACCGCAGCATGGCTCGGACGTCCGGGTAGCCTTCGCCGATGCGGATGGCGGCTTCCTTCAGGATGCCGCTGGCCGTGTTCTGCGGGACCGACGCGATCAACCGCTTGGCGTCGTCACCGAAGGTCGACTCCCACTTGCCGCCGAGGAACTCCCACTGGAGGACGCGGTAGAACCGGTGGATGTAGCCGAAGGGCATCCGGATGAACGTGGTCTTGTCGACTTGGTCACAGAGGGACTTGTGCCACGTGGTGATCTCAGGGAACAGGTCGTAGAGGAATCGCTGGAGCTTGCTCGCGTACTTGGTCGTCGGGAAGTCCTTGGGGTACTCCTGGTGCATCTTCATGGGGGTGCCCTTGTACAGGGACAGGTAGATCACCCGCTTGGAGACGTCCCGGTGGCCGGCAAATTGATGTCCGGCCTTGCACATGGTCTTGTACTCACCGAAGGCGGCCTTCAGGTCGCCATCGGACCATGCCAGCTGTGGCCGGTAGGTGTCCGGCAGCTTGCCGTCGGCCACCAGCAGGTTCAGACCATAGAAGTCATGGATGCCAAGGGCCGAGAGTCTGTAGAGGTTCCGCGACCCCATGAGATACGCCGACAACTTGGCCTCGATGCCGGAGAAGTCGCGACTCCCAATCAGCCAGCCGTCCGGGGCCACGAACATCTGCTTTACCCACGCTTGGACGTCGGAGTCCGTGCCCCGTGGGATGTTCTGCAGGTTCGGGGCGACTGATGACATCCGCCACGTGGACGGGGCGTCGGTCAGGGTTGTGTGCACCAGACCCAAACTATCCACAGGCATACCACCGTCAACACGCCAATCACGAGGTCCTGCGCCGAACTTAACAGGTCGACCGATGTACGTACCGGCAAGTTTGTCCAGTTCGCGGTAGGCGTCGATTTCAGGGTAGAGTGGATCATTGGGGTACTTGCCCATGAGAATGGTGATAGCCTTGGCGTCGGTCGTGACGCGGCGGTCGTTGCCGCGCCCTGTGTAGACCGGGTTGTGCTTCATGACCCGCTGATAGTTCGTGATCTGGACGAGGCTCGGGACGAACTCCACCACGCGGGCAAACCGCTCGACGACCGTTTCGACCAGCACCTTCTTGGCCCCGGCGCAGGGGTTGATTTTCTTGACGAAGGTTTTGAAGTGAGGGGCTGTTGGGTTGTCCAGCCCACACCGGTCACAGACGCCCTTGAACGTCTTGACCTGAATGGTGGTCATGCCGGTGGTGTCGGCCGGCGTCCGGACGAACCCTTGGGCCGGCTCGATCCGCTTAGCCTTCAGTGGGACGGCCTCCTGCATGCGGCGCTTGACGTCCTTGAGGCGCTTGTCCAGCTTCAAGGCCGAGACGAGCCGGACCTTGGCGTCAATGGGGACGCCCGCGGCCGACATCTCCGCGCGGATGGGGTTCAGCCTGAGGACATGGTGTTCGTACAGCGGCCACAAGCTGGCCTTCCGTAGTTCGACCTCAATGGCGGCGGTGTTGCGCAGCGCCACGTCGGCGTCCATGACGTTGTACAGGGCCGGCGTCTTGCTGGCCTCGTGCTTCCACATCCGCTGATGGGGCTGGCAGTAGGTCGTGACGAAGTTGAGGGACTTGGGCAGGTCGGAATGGAGCAGGTGCCATGCCACCATGCCGTCGATCTGGGTGCCGCCGATGGCCAAGCCGTTGGCGCGGAGGCGCGGCTGGTCGTAGGCCCCGTTCCACCAGACCTTGTCGACGGCCGACTCGGTCAGATGCTTGATAGCCGGCAGGTACTGGGCCTGCCATGGGACGCTCAGGCCATAACCGGGTCGATAACTGAATCCCACGCGATGGATCTGATAGGTGGGATCGTCAAGGTCAACGTCGTCTTCATCATCGCCTTTGGTAGGCGTTTCAATGTCTTCAGACAGGCGCGTATCGGGATGGGCCTCAACCCATGCGGTGAAGTCGCGCATCCAGGCCGCAAGTTGGTCATGAGGCGGGTCAAGGACGTAGTCCAGCGGTTCGTCATAAGTGTATCCGTGGGCCGCGACGTCCACGGCCTTCTGAATGTCGTGGATGAAGACCGACTCCATGTTGGTCTTGCCACGCATGATAAACGAGGGGTGGACCGTCGGGATGATCCACGTGTTGTACCGGGCCGACCAGAAGACGTAGCCGCGGGCACCCTTTCGAGCCTTGCTGTCCTGCAGACCGATGTTCTTGATGGAGGCGATCTCCGGCAGGAGCTTCTCGAAGGCCGTGACGCCGCAGGCCACGATGCAGCGAGGGGCCATGCCGTAGATCTCGCGTTCGAGATGTGGCGTGCAGGCCAAGATCGCTTGGTTGCCGTAGGGCGTGTCGCGCAGTTGGTTGCCCGGAGGACGGCAGCTCAACACGTTACAGATCCTGAAGTCTTCGCGTCTCAATCCTGCCCGCTGCAGCATCGTCGTGAACTGGAAGCCGGCCTTGCCGACCAAGGGGACGCCTTGGAGCGACTCGTCCTCGCCCGCGGCCTCGAAGACCAGCAGAACGCCATTCGCGCCGGTGCCGCTGCCCGGGACGAATCCGGTGCCGGCCGACGGGCAGGCCCACTGGTAGCCCAAGCAGGACTTGCAGGATTCGGGTTTCAGCAGCACGGCCATTAGCGCAGGACCCCTGTGAACATTTTAACCAAGTACGGATCAATGCCAGCACGGTAGATAGGTTGACCACAGTCTTTGTGGTACTTGGCAAACCACGTGCGTGTCAATCGAGGATCCTTGGTAACCACCTTTTGGAACCCGCACTTGTCACAGGTCATAGTAGGCTGGCTCATGACATCCCCTTTTTGTCGATGATCAGGCGTGCCGTCAGGTGTCGTGCCTCAGTGTAGTAGCATTCCGGGTTGTGGTACAGTTCGATGGCCCCCAACGGGACGTCCTTGGGGAACGGCCCAGCTTGGCTGCCACAGAAGGTGCAGACAAACACTCGCTGGCCGTCGCTCCCCTCGAAGACCAAGACATGGCTGAGTGGGGTCACGAAAGGATTATACCACGACGTCCTCAGCCCCGTTCCGGATGTTCCACAGGACCGTCGCTTGGCAGACATGCCCGACTTGGCCAAAGATGTCGGACAGGCCTGACGCGGCCTGCAGGACTGGCAACAGATCCTGTTCCTTGACCCACTCGTGCCACAGATGGGTGTAGGCCACAGCACACTCGACTTGGTTGACGGCTTTTTTGCCCTTGGCCTGTCGCCAGTTGAGTCCTGTTGAGCCGTCGGCAAACACCTTCATGGCCTGATAGGTTTCCTCAATGGAGGCCCCACCGAGAATTTTGGGCCGTGCGTGAAACGCTGAGAATCGCTTGTCCCCTCGGGACGAGCATTCAAGGAATGGGGCGACGCCGTGACGGATCATTGTTTTCACCAACTCCAGCGGACACACAGCGAGGGGGCGATCCGCACAAGGTCGTTATGGGCGTACACTGAGGGTCCCCACATAGTCTGGTTGTAGACCCACGGGTGTAGGCCCAAAATGATTCCCCACGTCAGACCCTTCATAGTGTCCCCCACTGGTCGGCCATGGCGTCGGCGATCCCTTGGTAGGTGGCCGATCGTTCCATCCAGCGGGTGTCGGACGGCCCAAGGCGGTTCTGGCCAGAGTCCGTCTGGTTGGACCAGCGAGGCTTACCCTTGACGTAACGCGGCGCAATGAACTTGGTCGGTCCCAACTCTGGTAAGTTCTTCAGCCAGAGACAGGTGGCCTTGGCGGCGTCATGACCGTACCAGTAGGGCTGAATGATCTGATCGGGCCGGCGAATGGCCGTGCTAATCCGGCCGATGGGGTTCTCCACACAGATCCGTGGGACGTCCGCGTCCAACAGCAGGCGGACGAAGTCCAAGGCCGCGTCGGTGTGGGCTTGTCGGCCGGGCCGTCGGCGGTTCCAGTGCAGGCCGGACGAGCACAGGTATGTGCAGGGCGGGTGGGCGATCATCAGGTCGAAGGACTCCCGAGCCAGCACGGTGCGGACGTCGCACTGGTAGTGGGGGCCGGAAGCGGCTGAGGCCAACAAATCGCAGCTGACGGCGTCATGGCCGCGCCTGAGGAAGGCGTCACGAACAACTCCTGAAAACTCGCAGGCAATGAGCACGCGCATGATCGGCACACCTTTCCTATCGGCTCATGTCGCCAGTTTTGACAACGGGGGCACTTCCAACGGGTTGGCCCGTCCGAGAGATCGCCAGTTGGCGTTGGTTCCACTTGTAGATCTGCCAGCATTTGAAACAGCCTCCGGAGGGGACGACCGTCGGGTCGACCGTGGGATGTGACTTACACGTCTGCATTGGCAATCTCCAAGAGGATATCTGCATGGCAGTCAAGCGGAGCGCACCAGCAGACAAGGTCTTTGCCGCGCAATTCTTCTCGTGCCTGTTTGCAAAGTTCCGGGCGCTTGCGCATCATTGACGCGTAGCACTCGACGGCCATGAGTCGGTCTGACACCTTCATGACACCACTGACCTTGCTCGGAAGGTGACTCCATGGGTTTCCCCATTTGGTCGGCCTACCAACGTAGACGGCGTCAGAAGGACAGTTGGGATCACGCTTGTTCCACACCTTGGCCACGGTTCCTCCAGTCCCACCACCAGATGGATGGGCCGTTACGTCGGACGCCGTAATGGTGCTTGAAGATGATCAGGGCCGACGGGAATCTCGCGGTGTCCTTGCCCGGCTTGCCGTCTTCGAGGAAGCGCAGTCTGCCGACCAGAAACCTGATCTCGTCGGCTTGCAGGGCGTAGTTGGCCCACCACTTGGTGTCGGTGTCGGCCGGGAGGAGCAGGACGATGTCGTTGGCCTCGTGCTGGTGCTGATCGTAGGCCCGCGCGATGAACTCTTCCTTCATCGTGTAGGGCGGGTTGCACCAGACGGTCGTGCCTGTCCAGCGGGTGGTCAGGGCGTTCTGCTCCATGTCGATGAACTTGGGGCAGACGGCGTTGTACTTGTCCGCGGCGGCGTCCAGATCGAAGCTGAATTCGGCGCGGACGACCTCTAACAGGTCCTTGGGTGTTTCCCAGTTATCGTGGCTCACAGGAGTTTCTCCGTGATTTTGTGAAACAGTGATGACACACAGATGATCATGACACAGAGGCAGATGGCTGCGGGCCAGCTGATGTTAGGTAGCACTTGGCCGAGCATAAATGGTCTCCTGTGGCGGATTAGGATCAACCTTGCCAGCAATCCACTCGACCATTGCTGGGTTGAGGTGGACCGGCCGGCCCTGCCAGCGGCTGTACTTGGACTGGGCAAGGGGTGGCAGCCCGCGTTGGAGCCGGTCGGCGGCGTTGGCGTAGGCGTGGGCTACCAGACGGCGGTCAGTCCGGGACAGACCTCGGCCCAGTAGCCCACGCAACGCCTGCTCCGCACGAGCGCGCAGAGCTGCTCTAGTTGACAACAACCGGCACCTCGGGGATCGCAGGCGTGGACGCGCCCACGTCGGCCAACTGTTCGATTCGCGTGATCGGCACCTCGTAGGTCGACATGTAGGTCGAGACGTCCTGAATGAACGGCTTCAGGTTGGCGTCGACCATGGGGTAGCCGCGTTTGGCCAGCACGAAACCGACCATCAACAGCGCGGCCAACGCCGTCGCCTCGTCGGTCTGCTCGATCAACTGGCCAATGCCCTTGGCCAGATCAAAGGCGCTGCCGGCTTCAGCGACGCGCTGCTCGATGTGGACAGGTTGGTTAGCCACGGTTGGCCTCCCGTCTGGCCGCGTGGAAGGCCAGCCATTCTTGGAGCGGCACGTCGGCCAGCCGGAGATCCCGGAAGGTCGCATGCCAGTTGGCGAGGACAGCATGCCTCTCCATTAGTTGAGCCTCTTGGGATCGGTGAGAACCGGCAAGTCAACCTCGGGCAGGACCGCAGAGGCCATGGGGCCGTTGTCTTCGCAGGGGACGTTCATGAAGAAGTTGTTCAGGTCCCGGAACATCTGGCCGGGATCTTTGGGCCGCGACAGGTTCGTCAGGTCGTTCATGACCAGCGCCAGCGCGAAGAAACAGGCCGCATCGTCGTTGGCGAACTCGACGATGTTAGCGATGGTATCAACAATCTGGCCCAGCCGGGACGGATCGGAGGTTGCTTTCAGGTGACGGATTTCAAGGTCGGCCATGGGGGTACCTCGGTTCAGTGGGGATAAAGGAAAAAGGGGCCGGCTAGGTTCTCCCAAACCCGGCCGACCCCCACGCGAGCCTAACGCAGCAGGCCTAGACGGCCGGGCGGAACCGCTTGATCCGCGCGTTGGCCCAGACCTTGCGGCCGTCAGCCGTGACGATGAACGGCTGCTTGCCGCCGGTGGCGTTGTCCGGGAAGGCGTCCATGCCTTTGGCCAACGTCTCCTGCGTTTCCTTGTCCCACGCTTCCCAGTCGAGGTCGAACTGGAACGGGCGGCCGGCCGTGGACTCGACAGCGTCCACGTAGTCCTGGTTGGTCCGGGGCTGCGACGGCACCCCCTGCGCCTTCAGGTAGTCTCCCGCCGGACTCGCGTTCCGGTTGGAGTACTTTTTGGTCGAGACGCGCGTGAAGCGCAGCGCGTACCCCGCGTTGGTCGGCCCGAGGATCGTGATCGGATCCATCAAGACGACGAGCTTGCCGTCCTTGTCCTGATAGTCGAACGTCGACGGGGCCGCGCCCTGATAGGTGCCGGCCGGCGGAATCGCCTTGCCGCCGCCGGTGGACTGCAGCTGGTAACCAGCCCAGTCGATCTGATCGGGTTCCTGCAGGTTGAGCTGTGAGATGTCAGTGGACATGTAGTCACTCCATGGTTGGGCACGGGCTAGTGGTTAGCGTAATCACGCCCCCTTGGCGTGTGACGTTCCCGTGCCAGTTCAAGTTCGATAGGTCAAGTTTACGGCAGGTGTCTCCCCGTTGTCAAGTAGAAGATCACGACCGCGACAAAGACACACAAGACGATGAACGTCGCTACGTTCAGCGGGTCCTCGTCGCGGATGAAGCTCATGGGACGTCCTAGAGTGTTGCCAAGAAGGTGAACGGCTTGACCGGGCGGCCCAAGTCAAACCGGCGGATGAACGTCTCTGCGGCCTTCGGAAAGAGCACCTCTCGGCCGTCGATGTTGCCGTCGTCACCGCGGACACAGACAGCCTTGGTCTTGTACTGACGTTTGATGGCCCGGGCGATGGGGCAGTTGCATTCGTCGTAGGTCTTGCCCAGACGGATGTCGTCTCGGGTCACTGTCACTGAGAGTTTCATAGGTTCCTCCTGTACGTTGTGCTATCCGAATGGAGCGGGGACCTCGTGACGGCGTATGATATCCTACGTCCGCCAGTCAGCAGTCCCCGCGTAGATCTAGGCCGTCTTGGCTGGCGCGGCCAGCATCAGCGGCAGAGCCTCCACGATCAGCCCTTTGATGTCCACGATGACCGGTTCGGGAATGCCGTGACCTTCCAGCTGATGGGCCACGAGGTTGGCCAGCAACTCCGGATGCTTGGACAACTCTTTCTTGCCGAAGGACACGAGCAGATTTTCAATCGGGTTCGCCATGGTTAGACTCCTCAAGTTGGGTCCGGTTCTTTTTCTAACAGGGAACCGGCAAGACCTGAAGCGGCGGCCCTATCGCTAGGTAGGTCGCCTGCTAGCGATTACACGCCGTATTTGGCTTTCATCTTGGTGGTGGTCGACACTTCCCGCTTGGCCAGTTCTTCCAAGGCCCTGACCAAGCTCGCAGGCTTGATGACCGTGGGCATGGGATCGGCTCCGAAGGGGACACGCGAGTTGCTGCCGGCTCGGGCGTTGCCTGTGGTCAGGTCGTTGTGTCCGGACATGTAGAGGATATGTTCCTCGGGTGCGTTCGGCGTGATCGGAATCGTCGAGTCCACGTGGAAGCTCAAGTGGAACCAGCTGGGCAGGGCCGCGGTCAGGGCCTTGCCGATGGCTTCGGGTCCGATGATTTCCTGCTTGGTATCGTCGTCCTGCTTACGCTGGGCGAGGAACGTCCACAGAATGATCCCGGGCAGGTCTTGGGACTTCCAGATGGCGTCCCGGAGTTCGTCCTGCATGAGGCCGAAGTGGCCCTTGTCCAAGGACGCCCGGTCCAAGGGAGCCTCAGCCGTGCCCACCTTGAACTTGTTGGCCGCGGGGCCGATGCCCATGGACTTGGTCGTGCCGTCGGTCCTCTGGGTGACCCCGGAGTTGGCGTGGCTGGCAATCACGGCCCGCTTCAGCTCGGCCCCGATGGACGTGCCCGACTCGAAGGCGTAGAGGCCGACATCGGGCGGCGCAGGCACCCACTTGCCGGCTTTGTCGAGCACCTCGCCCTTGACGGCGTGGCTCAGCCAGTTGAAGGGGTCGCCCGACAGTGGGACAGGGATGGCGGCCCCGGCGTCGATCTGCGGTTTCATGGTCCGCCAGCCACGGTCGGCCATGTAGACGACCGAACGCTGTTTCTTGGTCGACATCAGATGGTCGATCAGTTCGGCCAAGAGGAACGTCTTGCCACGGCCGGTGTCGCCCCAGAGGGCAATAGTCAGGTTGTCAAATCGCAAAAGGCACCCCTCGGAAGTTTGTGTAGACCGAGTCTAGCGCGTCTCGGCGTGGATGTCAACTGCGGCGTCCATGCCCCGTGCGCGGGCCGCAGCCGCCCGCAGGCCGTCCCGAATCAAGTCGGCCACGACTTGGGACGAGTTGACCCGGTTGGCTGGGTCCAACCCTTGGGCGTCGACGTACTTGTCCACGACTTCGACCAGCGTCAGCGGCAGGCTGAACACAATCGAGACGTGGCGTGAGCGGAGGGCGGTGCGTTCATCGAGGTCCATGGGCTACTCCTTGAACAGGTCGATTTCCAGTTGGTGATGGGGCGTCCGGGGGACGTACAGGCCGCTGCCCACGGGATCTGCCCCAACCCGCGGGTTCCAGCAGGCCTCCAACATCGAGCAGTCGTACTTGCCGTAGCGGCCGGTGCACTGGGCAAAGGTCATCGGGAAGACCTCGTCCATGATGTTCTGGATGGACAGCTCAACCTCAACCTGTTTGGTCGGATCCAGCTCGGCTTGCTTGGCCAGCATGCGAATGTATTCGACGCCTTTTTTGATCTTCTCTTCGCGGATGACCAGCTGGTTGAAGAACCGATCGGACAGGTCGCGTCGCAAGAAGATCGGCTGCGTCCGCGGGAACTGGTCGGACAACAGGTCGGGCGGCATGCCCTCGACCCAGCCGGCGACGCCGTCGGGATGATCCCATGTGGCGAAGCGTTCCCAGCCTTTGGACCGCATGTAGGTGTAGGAGTATGTCACGTCCGAGCCGCCCAAGTACCGCCAGCCTTCACAGAACGGGGACCGCAGGTCGTCCTTGTACTTGTAGCCCTTGGACAGACCTTGGATGATGCAGCCGGCGATCTTGAGGCCCATGGTCGACTCGGCGGCGACGATGGCCGAATGGACTTGAACGGCCTTCGGCCACTGCTTGAGCCAGTCTTCGACACGCTGGCCGGTGGTCTTGTATTCCCAGTACCAGTAAGTGCCGTCGGCCTTGGACCGGAGGATCAAGTCCGGGCGGGCCATGAACGTCAGCCAGTCGGTCAGCTTGTAGGTGACCTCTTGTTCCACCGCGACGATATCGTAAAGCTGCAGGACTTGGGGCCAGACACATCGCACATAGCCCCGGAGTGCGCCTTCAGCGATTGCAGCAAGCTGTGTAGCACGTTGGTGGCCGAGTGCGACAGTTTCACGTTCTCGTACACGGCTGTACGCTTCCCGAGCGAGCGGTCCCACCACATCAGCTGCACCAACCCGCCGGGCAAGCTCCGCCAGCGCATCGTGAATGTCGGTGCCGAAGTCGAGTTCCGTTTTCCCTTTGGCTGAGACAATGCCAGTCCCTCCGTATTCGGTCAGGTAGAAGCGTTCTTTCTTGCACGTCCAGTCGGTCGTCGTGCGTGTCCGGTCGGTGACGCGGTCGAGCGGGACAAAAGTTGTGGTCATGGGTCCAGTCTACCACGGGTCACTGAGACCTGTAGGTACTTTTCGATGCGGGCCTTTTTGGTCTCGATCAGGTCGCGGCTGATGGTCGGGAAGCCTGCCCCGATGCCGAGGAGTTCCATGGCCGCCACCAAATCGCTGTACTCGTCCACAATGCGTTGGTGGTTGTCCAAGGGCTGTCCGGGCTGGACTTCGTCGAGACCAAATCTGAGTGCCTTCGAGAGGCGGTGTGCCACTTCGTTGCACTCTTCCATGGCCTTGACCATGAGCATGTCGTGTCGGGTCATTAGTCCACCTGTACCTTGTCGATGGCGGCCGAGAGGTCGTCGGCGTGGTTGCGGTCGTCGCTGGTGCCGCGGCCCCATTCAGCGAGGATCGCGTTGACCACGGCCATCTGGGCTTCGAGCAGACGAACGGCCTTGGGTTTGCGACGGGCGGCTCGTCTCTTTGCCAGCAATTCCCGTTCAAGGTCTGCGACAGTTTGCAGTGGCATGGCCTTTAGCCTCTTGTCTCTTCGGCCCCGGGCGGCAGTTCCAGACGGCAGCAGCCGCAGCAGCCGTGGACGCCCATCCACGCGGGATCCCAGCGGACACCAGCGGTCCCGACAGGGTGGCCGACGCCGTGCTCACAGATCTGCTCGACCCGGCCGTCGCTGCGGAGGATCAGCTTGGGCAGATCCCCGGGGAAGTACTCCCGAGGCGTGCCATCGATCGTCCGATAGGCAAAACCCCGTTCGACGGGCTTAGCTGCGGGCTTCGGCGGATCGGCCCAGTCGGGGGCAATCGTGCGCCACTGGATCTGACCCAGCGGCACGCGGACAAACTCCGGACGCGGAGGTTTTGGACGCTCACCGGGCATGGACTACTCCTGGACGAAGGTGACGATGGGGCAGACCTTGGCTTTGACCGCTTTGATCATTTCCCAGACGACCGAGTCGGCCGCGGCGTCAATCGGCTTGACGATGACCACGTCCGCGGCAGTTGACAAGCCATCAAGGCACTTCTGACCCCAGTCGAGGCCGTCTGACGCGAAGGCGTACACGATGCCGGTCAGGGCGGACATCCATGCGACGGTGACGGCAATGCCTATCAGCACGTCTTTCCAGTAGTGCCAGATGAACCGGCCGAGGTAGAACAGGCCGACGCAGGCGAGTAGCGTCGGAACGACCAGCACGATGGCGTTCAGCACACAGCGCCAGAACAACGGACAGAGGCTGGTTGGCTTAGGGCCGTACCGCTGGCGGGTGTAGTCGTAGCGTTCCGGCGGTTCTTGCCCTTGGAACAGGTAGGCGAAGCGGACGACGGGGTGGTTAACACGGATCTTCATGGGGTCACCTTTCTGGGCGTGTTGGTAAACGTCTGGGCCGGCCACTGGACGTCCCGTGGCGGCCGGACCTCGAACACTTTAATGCGACAGCTGGCTTTGACCTCGCGGATGGTCTCGTGATCGGTGAAGTGGCAGCCAGTCCCTTCAACGATGGCCCGTTCGATGGCGATGCCGCGATTCTTGGCGAACGCCCACGCGGTGCCGCCTTCCATGCGGGCACACCATTTGATGATGGGTTCCCACGTCCGATAGCAGACGTAGACCACCGGACGGTCGTCACGCTCGCCCACGGGGCGGAGGCTGTTGGGGATCAGCTTAAAGGGCTGCATATCAGGAACCGCCATCCTCGCCAAAGTCTGGCGTGTGCTGTGTGCCGCACTGAGTACACAGGTAGTCGTCCAAGAGTGTGACAACGGCACCACAGGTGATACACTCCCACATTTGGCACGTCTCACTCAAGAGGTGCGACTTGATCGAATCGTCGACGTAGATAGCACCAGTAGCTTCTCGAACCTGCTGACTAACCTTAGCCATGGGCGGCCTCCACGGCGTCGTCGCTGGCCTTCTCGATGATGTGCACGATGTCCTTGACGACCGCGTCGACCAGCGTCATCATGTCAACGCGGCTGACCACCGGGCCGCCGAGGTCGGGGAAGTACGCGTCCTCCAAGTCGTTGGCACGATCTTTGATCTCTTCGGCCATGTCCTCGACGACCGAGATCAGGGTCGCACGGATCTTGAACAGATCCTTCGCCTTGGCGGTCAAAATGTGATGTTGTGTGATCGCATCCATGTGCTACCCCTTGACGGCCGGCCGCCGGTCGTGCGACCATGGGCCATGCCTCCAGCTGCCTACGTCGGGAAAGACTACCTTGATCTGCCGACTGAGCCTGACACGTGGCTCGTCAAGCCATTAATCCCGGCCGGTGGCTCCATTGTCCTCTACGGCGAAGCCAAGGTCGGCAAATCCTACGCAGCGTTGCAGCTCGCGCAGGCGATACAGGACGGCGGAGACTGGCTCGGCTTCCCGATCTGCAAAACCGGACCAGTGGTCTACGTCCAGCTCGACACACCACGGAGCCTGTGGATCGCCCGGCTCAAAGACCTCAAGGCCAGCGGGGTCACCGCCGTCGATAAGGTCATCTTCGCCGACCGGGAAACCCTCAACACGATGCCGTTCAACATTCTCAATCCTGATCATGCCCATCTCCTGACGGCGACCATTGCCCAGTGGCAACCGGTCGCGGTGGTCGTCGATACGTTGCGAGAGGCCCACCCGTCGGACGAGAACGATTCGACCGACATGCGGAATGTGACGGCGGCGTTGCAGGCGGCCTGCTTTCCGGCAGCCATGATTTTGATTACCCATGAACGCAAACCCAGTCAAGAGGGCGGGCAGTCGCTGATCTCGGATGTCCGCGGGTCGAACTATGTGGTCGGCCGCATGGACGCGATTCTGCGGTTTACCAAGGCCAGACTCTACTACACCGGCCGATCCATTGAAGAGGGCCACTTGTCCTTGCATCGCTTGGATAACGGCTTCTGGACCTCGGCGCAGCAGGACCTGGACACGGCCGTCGCTCTCGTCATGACTGACCCCCGGACCGCGTCGATCCGAGAGAAGGCCAAGGTGCTCGCCCAGCGAACTGGGAAAACCGAGGAGGCCTGTCGATCACTGCTGCGCCGAGCACAGTCCCACGGGGCCAGCGGCCGAGCCGGATCAGGCGCGATGGCTACAGACCACCGTCAACCCTTGAGTGATCCGGGGCGACCCTCTGAGGCCGTGGAACCGCCAGAAGAACCGAGTGGGTCGAAGAAGGCGCGACCCAGTAAGTGACCCACCCGCAAATGTGCCTGCAAGTACTTGCCGTTGCAGGACTTAACCCTAACATCTGACGTGGGGCGGGTCGCCGCCCCTATAGAGGGGGCGGCTGACCCAGCCCGCGTTGCCCTACCGACGGGCCTTGCTTCTCGCCGTGCCCTTGGCCGCAATGGGCTTCGGGCTGATGGGCTTGAGGGTACCTTTGACGAACGAGGCGACCGCGGCGTAGTCCGGCGTCCAGACCCAGCCGACGATGGTGTTGCCGGAGCTGGGGTTGCGGGCCGGCACCGACTCGGCCACCGGACCGAGGCCGTAGCGCAGGATGACGTCGCAGAGCCGTCGGCCTCCGCGATTCGGACTGTTGACGTCGCTGAACCACAGGTGGGCACGCTGCCCCTTGCCCTGCAGCGCCGTCTGCAGCACCCGGACGAGGTTGTCCGAGATGCCATCCGTGCGGGTGCCGTAGCCGTTGCCGTTCAGGCCGTTCAGCTCGCGGATGCCGCAGCTGCTTGTTTCACGAAGTGTTGCCATGGTTTGGTCTCCTGACGTTGGTTGACGAAGGTCGACCCTAGAGGGCCGAGTTGACGAACGTGCGGACCTTGCCGTAGTTCGGGGCGAAGATCCAGCCGGTGATGCGGTTGCGCGAGCTGGGGTTGACCGCCACCGGCCCTTGGACGATCTCACCGAGGCCGAGCGCGTTGATGATGCTGACGAGCTTGGGCATCTCCGCGCTCGCCGTGATGTCGGTGAACAGCACGTGGCTGGCCAAGCCTTCGGCCGACAGCACCTCGCCCAAGATGTCTTTGGGCGTCTTGCCCCGCAGACCGGCGAACTCGCCGAACCCACAGCAGGACTGGGATGCGTGCATAGACATGGGACTAACCTAGCCTCTCTGGCCTCTAGGGCCGTATGGACGTGACGGACGTAACAATGGACCGGACAATGGACAAGACAACGATCGTGGCCCACAGGGCGATTATAGGCAGCCTGGGGCCATTGTAGAAGCGGTCGGCCGCGTGGTCGGTCACGGGTCAGCCTCCTAACACTTACAGTACGGGCACCGCGGCGGTTCGGCCGACGAGCGCACCCAGCCCTTGCGGACAAGGATTCTGGCAATCTGTCGGAACAGCCAGCCGTCTCCGACAGGAATCATGCCGCGGATGTCCTGCATGAGCAACTCGATTTTCTCGTCGGCCGTCATGGCAGCGGCCATTCGCGCTTCATGAACTGTTGTGAGGAGATCAGCCGACGGCGCAGTCGCCACGACTCAATCCACCGCCACACGAACAGCCCGACCATGAACAGGACCCACGCCCAGAAGGCCAGCAGCACCATGACCATGGACTGCTGGAACCCGGTCAGCTGATCCCACGGCGTGGGCAGGCCGAGGACGGTGTTGACGAAGTTTGCGAACATGTCAAGCCCCTTGACTTTTCGTACACTTTGCACAGAGGGCAACTCCTGTACAGAATCCGCCGACGATTCGGCATTTCTTGAACCGTCGGCACCTCACGCAGAACGACTCGAACCACTTGCTGGACATGGCCCTAGGCAGCCGGCTGTGCAGCCGCCGCGACCTTGGACGCGTTGTACTGCTTGGTCACCTCGCCGGCGAGGAAGCTCTCCCAGCCGTGGCCGTGACCTTCGGTGAAGCTGCACCACCGGGCCACGGGGTCACCCGGGAACCAGTGGTCGAGGCCCTTGTCGACAAAGAAGTCGAAGGGGTCCATGACGCCCCGGCCCAGCGGCAGCGACGCCATACCCGAGAAGCTGGGCACCATGACCTCGATCAGCGGCCGCAGCTTGTTGAAGTTGGCCCGGGCCAGATCGAAGTCGTTCGTGTTAATGGCCGTGATGATGGCCTCGCGCTCGACCGCGGCTTTGATGTTCGGCGCGTAGCCCGCCTCGATGATCGACGTCGCCAGCCGGGCGAGGCCAAAGGCGAAGCTCATGAGCTTGTCCGAGCGCAGCCAGAAGTTGGACAGCGTCCGGTACTCCAGATCCGCGCCCTGCCCCTTGTCAACCTTGGGCGTCCGAAACTCGCCCGCGCGGCCGTAGAGCCGACGCCGCTCGGCCATCTGCGGATCGCGGTCGAGCAGCACACAGGTGTTGCCGACGATGGCGTCGAGGATCTCGACCGTCGACTCGGGGCTGCCGAAGCACCGCGCCCCGCTCATGTGCAAGTGACCGCCGGCTGAGCGCGTCCGGTAGGTCGTGGCGTCGATGGCGGCCAGCTCGGCCGACCCGAGGCCGTAGGCGTTCTTCGAGGGACTGCACCCGAGCTTCCGGGCCGCCTCGCTCAGGGCGTCCAGCACGGCCTGGTCGACCTCCACCACGCCCTTGAAGTTGGCGCAGACCCCCTTGGCGTCCAGCTGTTTCTTGATGGTCCGGAAGCACTCGGCCACCTCGAACACGATGTTGGCGCGGCAGGTGTTCGGGTGGGGGTGCATTTCGGCCTGCACGCCGTCGATCACGACCATTCCGCCGCCGTCGACGTAGGTCGTGGTGTTCCTCGACCCCGTGCCGACCGCGCGGTCGTTGTACTTCAGGCCGCCGTCGGGCAGGACCGTCTCGGCCCCCACGACATGCCCATCAGGCGCAGCGAAGAAGAACTCCGGGTCGCAGCCGAACAACGGCCGCATGGTCGAGATGGCCGCCAATTGTGGCAGCGTGCCCTCGCTCGTCGCTTTCGCAGTCATACGTCCTCCAAGCAGAAATTCATGGGCCTAGCCCTCACTGACAGCTGGAGGGCTGGAGCAGGGGTTAACCCACTCCAACCCTGACAGCCATGCCGCCGGTCGTTGGAAGTTGCTCTGAGCACACCGTGTGTGCAGCAGCCGGCTTTCCCGGCCATCCTTTGAACAGAGTTCCCGTTAGACGTGCGGCCTCTGGCCGGCCCGAGGCCGACTAGATCGAGTAGCCGAACAGCGCCGCCGCCTTGCGGACCTTGATGCCGAAGTGGCTCGCGGAGCCGATCTGCGCCATCACCTGCTCGACCTTGCGACGATCGCCCGAGTAGGTGTTGAAGGGCGCGTAGTTGCCCTTCACCGCGAAGTCCGCCACCTGCCAGTTGGGCGTGTTCGCCGCCTTGGCGTCGCCGTTCAGCAGGTCGGCCACGGCCTGCGCCTTGGACGCCGACACGCCGAAGTCCTTCTGGAGCTGCTGGACGAGCTTGGATCCCTTCGACAGCGCCGCGGCCGTCTGGGGGAAGCAGAGCGCGCGGAGCACCGCCGTCGTCAGCGACTTGACCGGCTGCCGGTCATCCGACTTGGGCGAGATGAGCGCGCCTTCGCGGGCCGCCGTCCGGACGTAGTCGGGTCCGCGCTGGACCGACATGAGGAGCGCGATCTCGGCCGACGCCTCGTCGCCCTTGGCGAGCAGGCCGTCGGTGTAGCTGAGCCACTGCTGTGTTGCTGACTTCATGGGACCTCCGAAGGGGTCGAACTGGATGGCCAGTTCGCCCGGTGCATGGTCGGCCTCACGGCCGTCCGTTGGGGTCGCCCGGAATGGGTCGACCCGGTCTGAGGTCAACGCGTGCACGCGCACGACGTGACGAGGAACATTGTGGAACCATTGACCGCACAGCGCACAGCGTCGCATGGGGTTATCCCTTCTAGTGCATCTGCGGCGGGATGCCTTCGCGCGTCTCGACGACGTTGCGGACGCACAGGCGCTTCACCCGTTCGGCGATGTTCTGGGTGTGGATGGTCTTGGCCACGGCGACCACCGGCAGCGTCGTATCCGGATCCGTCGACTCGACGCCCGGCAGGACCGTCTGCTCGGTGCGGATGTACGGCGGCGACACCCACGGCTCGTTCTTCACGTTGTCCAACCGGATGCCGCAGGTCACGCAGAAGCGGCGGGAATCCGTCCAGTGGTAGGTCGAATCGTGGCCGCACTCGGCCGGCTTCTTGACCGGGGTCGGCAGGGTGGCTGTCCGGGCCGTCCCTTGTCCACGGCCCGCGAAGCTGCCGACCACGGGGCCGGCATTAGTCGCCCCAGTGCCCGTATTGCCAGCGTTGTTGCCGGGGTAGTGATACGGCGTGGTTTTTTTTTCCGGCAGCCAGAGATCGTTCGAGAACCAAATCTTGTCGATCTCCTTCCAGCCCTGCTGGAACGTCCCGATGATCTCAATCTCGGTCGGCGTCAGGTACGCGATCTTCTCGTCGAGCAGGTGCAGGTAGCTGGAGCCGTAGGCCCCGGCCAGCGCCGCCATGGCACGCGAATCTGACCATCGCCCATCCGGCAGCCGGCGGCCCGTCGCGCGGCACATGTCGCGCAGTTCGGATTTCCACTGGTGGTACGTCCCGTTGTGGAACAGCACCCCGTGCTTGGTCTCCCCGGTCCACCGCTGGTCGGCCGCGCCGAAGGGAAATGGATGACAGAGATCGCTGGCCACAATGCCCACCGAGCTGATCCGGAAGTGGATGATGTACGGCAGCTTGATCTTGTCGATGACCTTCAGGATGTCCGGGACCTTGAAGTTCAGGCCCTTGGTGAACTTGACGACGTTCCCGTCCCGCCACGCCATGCCGGCCCCGTGGGGGTTCTTCTCCGCACAGGCCTCCAGAATGGCCTTGGTCGGCGCTTTCTCTTGACACACCAAGATGACACACATGGGTTGACTCCTCTGATCGTGCTACGGTCGCGGCCGACGGCGTGTCGGCGGGGGTTGCAGATGGTTGTGGGCCGCCTGTTCACGACGAGCGGTGGCCTCGGCCTCACGCTGGAGGCGTTCCTGGGCAATGGCCTGCCGGAGGCGCTCATGGCCTGGCATCTGCCGAGGTCGCTCGGCGGGCATCGCAAAGCCCTGCTGTGGAGCCTCATGCCACGCCGGCGCGGCCAGATGCTGATCAGCCACGCCTAACATCTGGCCGAGACCGTAGGCCCCGGTCATGGACGACTTGTCCACCGCGGGAGGACCGAGTGGGGCGGTCGGAAAGATCGTTTGCAGGCCAGCAAGGTAGGCCATGCAGCCTTGCGGCTGCGGCGCGACCATGGAATCGTGTCGGCTGTTGGTATAGACCTCGAACTCGACCACGAGCCCCGCGACCGCACCGTCCACCGTAGACTGCACATGGATGGATGGCATGCCGCCGTCCACCATGCGGGCCACGACCGAATGGTCGACCTCTTTGACTAGCCGCTGCTGGGCGAGGAACTCCTCGGTCAGGTTGAGGACCCGTCGGATCGCCCGAATCGCCATGCGGCGGTCCGCGAAGGTCGGCAGGACCCGAACCTCCAAGGTCTTGTGCAGGCCCCAGCAGAAGTTGATCATGCCGTAGCGGTGGTCATGGTAGTCCCGGCCACGATCATTCCCGTACCTGGTCTGAAAGTCTCCGTGGAACACGTCCTGACAGAACAGGTTCGTCCCGCGGAGCCTGGGCCAGAACACATGGTCGGCCGGGAGCTTCTGCTGCAGGCCCCACCGGTGCAGGCCCAGCAGCATGTGGTCGTGGAACCGCCGGTCGATCAGGCGCTGATAGTCCAGCTCGTGGCGCAGGCTCATGTGGACGTGAATTCCGCAGGTCCGGTTGGTCACGTCCGGATAATGCGCCCGAATCCACGCCCAGAGGGCCGGCCGGATCATGGGTTCGCTGACCACTTCACCAATGGCCGCCAGCCCTCGGGCCTCCGGGAACTTCACTGAGGGGTCGCCCTTGATCCGGGTGGCGTCCGGAAAGATCGGCGGAGCCTCGAACTGCCGCGTGAGACCCGTCTTGGGGTCGACCACGGGAGGCGGCAGGGGCTTGGTCTTCCACGCGCCTTCGATTTCGATTCCGATGCGCTGGATCCGGAACTTGTACCGGGGGATCCCGTGCTTGTCGGGCAGGAGGGTCTGGTCAGCCATCTTAGAACCTCGGCTCGGCTTTCAGCTTGGGGACAGCCGTGGGGCCGCCCAGCGGCAACTGCGCCGGCCCGACCGAGCGGACGGCGATGACCACCTCGTGGTTGACCGGCTTCATCAGGTGCGTGTACAGCCCGGTCAAGCCCGACTTGATCGACCGCAGGCACTCGCCGATGGAGTAGTCGTCGACCACCGTGGGATACTTGAACGTGATCCCGTCGGTCAGCCCGGCGGTCAGCAGGAACGACAGGTCGACCGCGTGGCCCTTCAGGCCGGCGATCCCTGGCAGGTTGGCGTCCGCACCGTAGCCTTTGAGGCCGAAGACCCGCGTCCCTTCGGGGTTGTAGAACTGCAGCGTCGGGAAGAAGTTCGACACCGGGTAGTAGGCCTTCCCGTGGTACGGGTTGGCCGGCCCCGCCGGGCTGCCGTAGATGGGCAGGCCGTCGGGCGAGACGTTGGTGTACGTCCCCGGCTTCAGGCCGCCGAGGAAGTTCGTGAAGATCTCCTTGAAGTACCGTTCGATCGTCGGGGCCTGCACGAACAGCTCGATGGGACCGTGGGTCCGCCGGAGTTTGACCACGCCGAGGAGATCCCCGTCGAGCTTGAGCAGGTCGAGGTCGCCGGCCTCGTTGAGGACCTTGACTTCCTCCGGCGTCGGGATGAACGGCTCGACCGCCGGGTTGAGCTGCATGCGGCGTTTCAGCTCGCCCGACGACGGGATCATGGGACCACGGCCACAGCCCGGACAGCCCGGCCGCAGGGGCGTCATCCCGTCGGTGTCGACTTCTTTGACGGGGGTCGTAGACGGCGTGCCGCACCACACGCAGTAGGGCCGCTTGTGGAAGCCCCGCGTGTCACAGATCGGGCAGCCCGACGGCATCGACGCCGGGTAGAAGTGGAGACAGGTATCACAGTGAGGCATCGGTTTACCCCTTATTTGATCCCATGAACGTATACTGGTTGCAATGCGTGCATTCCCAGTACACGGCGTGCCAGTTGTCCAGTGTGGTGTACTTGGCGAACATGTAGTACCCCTTGCACACCCAACAGAAGAATTCTTTGCGCAGCATGGCCACTAGTGCCGCTTGCCGACCATGTCGGCCCAGTCGCCCGTCCGGACGACTTTGGACGCACGCTCGTCGGACGGGCGGTTGAACAGGTACACC